TATTGGCCTGGACTATGCAGAGAGAGAGAGAGAGAGAGAGAGAGGCGCCGCTACCGAGCTGCCTTGCCGTTCCTCTTGCGACCCGTTGGGTCATCCTCTGCTCCACGTGGCGGCAGGCCGAGCCGCTTATGCAGCTTCATGGTGGCCTCCTCGATCACGTCGGAGTTGCTGGCCACCTTGAGCGCCGCGCGTAAATCTTCGACGCGATCTACGTGCGCCTGGCTCACTCGGTAGGTCCGCATGAGCGGCTTCCGATACTTCGCCGGGCGCCCCATCGGCCGGCCTGTGGGCTTGGTCATCGACGCCCCCACATGCCAGCCTGATCCGTAGCGCGCAGTGCTGATTTGTATGTCATAACCCGCCCCGATGCAAGAGTCCAGTCCCCGGAAGTTGTTGCGCCAATTCTAGTTCCGAGAAATACATAATTTCTAGTCCCTAGAAAAACAAGCGGCTTCGACCGCCTCACGACGGCCTGCGGTGAGTAGCCGCACGGCTGCGCGTGAGGCTGCGCGGAAGGTGGGGAACCACTCGTGCCGCCGGCCGTTGACGATGGTCCAGTAACCATCAGAATCATCGTCCGGCAGCACGTAGATGTGAGGGGTCACGGTTCGAGCGTCTTGCAGTCGCCGTGACAGTTGACGTGGCCGTTCGCGTCGAGACTGTGCGCCGAGTAGTTCCTGGCGCGCGTGTCGCTGGCGCGGCCTGCCGGCCGCAGATTGACCCACCACATGCCGGGTGCATTACCGTTAAAGTCCTGCACGCTGATGACGCGCTCCTTACCCCATACGAGCGCGGCGCGTTCCAGTGCCTCGTTCTTCGTCACATACCCTCCTTTCCACCCACGGCGTTGGGACCGTGGCCGGGGGTTACACCGGGCCGAAGCCCGGTCCCTCACCCTTTACTGAGCGTTCGGCAGCTTGCGAACGGGGTTGTCGCCAGCGCCTACACGTCCGGAGCCGACGCTGCCGTCAGCCATCAGTGTTTCGTATTCACGGTCGTCGGTCTTGATGCGGTATGCCACGCGAATCTCGGGCATGATGCGCGCCTCGCGGTGCTCGTCATCGAGGAACACGAAGCGGTCGCCAGTCTTCAGGTCAGCAAACTTCACAGCGGCCTCCGTTTAATCCAGCCAGAGTCGTCCACTACGAGCCCGCAGTGGCACTCGTTGTATTGGCCCGCGAGTGAGATGGGCAGCTCACGGCCGCATGGGCAGTCGACGTGCAGTGTCGCCGGCTGGCCCACGGGCACGGACGGATCGCGCTTCAGCGCGAGTTTGACGAGCCCGGTCACAGTGGCCTCCACTGCCCGTTCGGGTAGAGGTAGTCGATGCGCGTGCAGCCCGCGTTGGGCGCTCCGAAGTCATCGAGCGGGCGGAATGCCAGCTCGCTCTCGCGGTCGCCCAGGAACAGGCCCTCGTAATACAGCTCGCCGTCGTCGTCGAACAGCCGGAACAGGTGGATGCCGCTGTTGCCGGCGATGAACTTAGTCACGGTCTCGCGGTCGTCGGTGCGCAGCGGCAGCACCGTCTTGGCGTAGCGCAGAGCTTCCTCGTGCTCGCGGGCGATGTCGCTTGGGCCGACGATGCCAACGTCGCTGTCGGTGGCGTTCCGCAGTTGCTGGTCCACCTGCTCGTGCAGCACGTCCCTGGTGATGATGAAGCCGTAGCTCATCGCGCCCTCCTGATGACGACTTCGTGGCCAGGATTCAGCCGCTCGATGGTGTCCTTGACGAGAGAGGCCCGTGTGTTTGCCAGGAACGGCGTCGGGAGGACGTGCGTGCCGAACAGCGCCATGACCTCCGCCGCGTTGCGCGCCTGCGACGAGTCGGACATCCAGCCGCCGTCCTCGATGTAGAGCGTGATGGTGGGCTTGTTGTTCACTGGTCAGCCTCCTCTCGGCTCTGCTTGATGAACACGTCCACGCGCAGCGGCTCGCAGGTGCGCGCATGCCTCAGCCTGTCGTGCTCGAATCCACTGACCGCGCCACCGCAGGACGGGCAGTTGAGCGCCTGCCTGGAGTCGAGATACGTGTTCAGTTCGATGAACGCGGCCGTGTCGAGCGCGCTGAGCAGCAGCTCGCGCGCGCGCTCTGCGTAACGGGCAGTTTCTTTAGTCATTCTGCACACTCCTCAGTGGCACGCATCCTACTAACTAAATACTTATTTGGTCAACCCGTGCCCCGAATTGCCCCAAGAAATCCCGTCCTGCCCTTCTAGACAGGCCGATCTGCGACCCGCATACTGCGCCTCATCAGATGCGGCACTTCAGTGACACGTTCGCGCTCGATGAAGGCCGGCAGCGTCTCTGCGCGAAGCTGATTGCCGAGGCTGGAGAGTTCGCGCACCTACACAGCGCCCGCATCTCGTGCATCGCGTCACAGCGCGCGCTGGTGGACCGAGGGCAGGCCGTTCCTGGCGTCGTGATGGTGCCGTTCAGTGAGGCCCGGAGCAGTGCGAAGCGCACGCTGATGGACTGGCTGGTCGCGCAGTTCCTCAAGCCGCTGCTCGGTGGCGAGGAGGCGGACTTCCTGTTCGCGTTCGACGTGGCGCTCTGGCCCGACGACGCCACCGAGCAGGAGCACTTGGTCTACCACCTGCTGTGCCACATCGAGCAGCAGCACGACGATTACGGCGCCCCCAAGTTCCACCGCGACGGCCGGCCGATGCTGCGTCTGCGCAACCACGACATCGAGCGGTTTGAATCAGAGATTGCGCGCTATGGCAGCCGCATCAAGGGCATCAGCGATGAGCGAGGCATCTACGCCCAAGCCCGCGCCCGCGAACAGCAGCAGCTCCGCATCGCTGGATAAGGACGAGCCTATGGACGCCCTCGCTGTCACGCAGCCAGCAGCTCTCGCCACGAGCGCAGCTCCGACCCCATTTAGGCCCTCCAAGCGCCAGCGCCTCTACCTGGAGGCGTGGCTGGACCCGAGCATGCCCAAGACCGTCCAGGGTATCTGCAAGGCCATGAACGTGCCCAGGAGCACCGTCACGTATTGGCTGAAGCAGCCCGCGTTCATGGCGTGGTGGAACGAGGAGATGCACCGCTACACGGAACATCTCTGGAATCCTGCCCTGGTCAAACTCGGACATCTCGCAATCCAGGGCTCGGCCGAGCACATGAAGCTCCTGGCGCAGATCCGCGGGGCCATCAAGGGCGACCAGCAGGGCTCTACGAGCGTGGGTGTGCAGGTCGTCGTCGGCATCCCGCGCCCTGGTGACGCAGTGGAGAGACCAATCGACGCGCCGAGGCCTGGGCTTCCTCCTGCGCGGAGCGAGCATGAGCACTGAGATGGCTACAGCTTCGGCTCCACACGGTGGCGATGTGTCATTCGGCGTGGGTTTTCGCGCGACCTGCTCGTTGCGCCTGAAAGAGCAAGTCGCGTCGGCATCGACCGGGGCACGCGTTGAGCAGGCATCGGCAGGGGGAGGGGGGTGCCCGGCGGGGAGCGCGGGTCCCTCCCGAAACCAACCTTACCGAGGTCCGCGGCACTACCAGGTTTTGGACTGCGTAGGCGTCAGCACAGGCCTCTGCAAGGTGTCGCTGCCTGTTCTGGAAAAATTTTTGAACCCGGTTTGGAAGTGGTAGGCGCGTGACACCTGAGCAAATCACGGCAGTAGGCGAGGCGGTGTTGGGCACGGCGGTCGGTGTGGCGTTCCTGCTGCTCATCTACGGCGTGTTCGTCAAGGAACGTAACAAGCGATGAGCAAATACGCGATGGAGCAGCCGGCGAAGACCAAGTCGCGCGCGAAGAAGCTCAAGGAGCCGCCGCCGCCTCCGGTGTTCATCGATGTTGTGGAAGTGAGCACTGCCGACCTGGGTCACTTCGACGAGACGCCGTGGTCGGCCTTGGTAGACGCGGTGGGCAGCGACGCCCGGCTGTTGCTCCGGCGCGTCGAACTTGGCGACGCGAAGGCGCGTCCGCCATTCAACTACTCGTGGCTCAGGGAGCGGAAAAGCGACGGCGCGTGGACGCTGTTCATCCGGAACTGATGCGCAAGGGCGCCAGGCTCGGCAACGACCTCGACATGCACGAGAGCAGTCGGCCGACCACGTCGGCCTACGAGCTGCCTGGCTGCGTTGGGCAAGACATCGTCCGCGAGCTGCGCGAGCGGTATCCGTATCAGCCCGCGCGCATGCTCGGTGCGCGTGTGAGCCGCACGCGCGAGGGGCATCCGTGGCGGCGATTTCCAAGGAGCGAGTAGTGGAAAAGCAGAAGCGTGGATTCGGGTCGCCCAATTATGACAAGGCCAAGCAGCGCGAGGTGGCCAGCAAGGGCGGCAAGCGCGCGCACGAACTCGGGACGGCGCACAAGTGGGACAGCGAGTCTGCGCGCGTTGCGGGGCGCAAGGGCGGCCTGGCGCGCGGCGGGAAGCCGCGGCGGCGTGCGCCGCGGGTCTCCGATAGCCCGGCCTGGCAGTCGCCGGAAGGGGCCGTCGAGTAATGGAGATCGAGGAGCAGACCATCGAGTCCGTGACCAATCCGGACGGCCGCGTCATGGACCTCTGGATACTCGGCTCTGTCGCGGCCGGTCACGTGATGTTCGAGGTTCCGCACGGCGAGGAGCCGCAGGTCGAGAAGTTCAGCCACGTGCTGGAGACCATGGTCAAGTGGGGGGCTGACGAGTGCTTCCTGGCCAAGGTCACGCGTCGCTACGTGCCGCACGCGCCCGCGCTCGTCGCGGCGGCTCCCACGCTGGTGCAGTGATGCGTCTCGCATGGCGGCTGGTGAGACCGCTCGTCGCGATCGGATGGCTAGTCGCTGGCGCGACGGTGCCTCTGGCTCGACCTGGCGGATTACTCGCTGCCGACGTTCGGGTGGTTTGACCGGGCCGCACTGTTTACCGTGACCGGTGTCGTGTCGGCCATGGCGGCAACGTGGAAGGAGTGAGCTGCCTCTGCGGCGGCTGTGCGGCGTGTCTCTACAGCCAAGGGTTTCGAGATGAGGACTACTGCTCACGTTGCCACGAACCCGTCGATGACTGCGTCTGCCACGCCGATGACGCCTGCCCGGCCTGTGGAAGCGCCGACTGCCGCGGAGGGTGCGATGGACCAGTTCCGGGAAGCCGCGGCGGCGTTTGCTGAGCGGCGCGTGTGCCGCGGTGAGCTGGCGTTGAGTGTCTACCTGCGCCAGTGTCTCGCCGGCGAGCTGCCGGCGCCGAATGCGGCGTTCGTCGTTGACCAGGTTCAGGAGCTGGAGATGCGCCTGTCGTCGAAGGGCCTCGAAGCGGCCGGCGTGGCGCGCGTCAAGGACCACGGGGAGCAGTGAGGGCGCTACATGCGCGCGTCTCGACAGCAGAGCGTCGGTTCTGGTTGCCGGAGATTATCAGGATCGCTGAGGCGCTGCACTACGCCGAGCGGATGCGACGTGCGGGCGTCCCGATCAAGCGACGAGCAAAGATTCTTCGCCGCTGGAACGGCTTCGCGTATGCGCTGCGGGTCGAAATGCGCCGGCTAGTTCGCGACATGCAGCGGGAGGCGTGATGGAGCAGGTGGAACGCGCGCGGCTGACCAAGCAATGCCAGGCGATTCTCGCGCGGCTTCAGCAGGGACCGGCGACGAATAAGGAGCTGGCTGGCATCAGCCTGAAATACACCGGCCGTATTTCCGACCTGCGCGCGGCCGGCTACGGCGTCGAGAACTACGACCGCAACCCGCGCACCGGGTTGTCGTGGTATCGGCTGGCGACCGGCGAGGCAGAGTCGTCGATGTCGGCTGCGTCGGATGCCGTGACGGCCGCGTTCGCGCGGATGGCCGGGAGGTTGTTCTGATGGGCCGCATGGCGCGCGTGAAGAAGTTGATGGCGATGACCGGTTGGCGCGCATTGTTCGGCCGCGAGGAGCGGTGGGCGCAGGTCGTGCTCAAGCGGCCCCTGGACGTGCAGCGCATCGGCGCGCCCATCGTTATCGACACGCTCAACGGCCGGCTGACCGGCGCGCCGGGAGATTTCCTGCTCCGCGCAAAGGACGACGCCGGCCAGATTTGCTACGCGGCCATCGTGCCGGCCGGCGTGGCGCCCCACATGTTCATTGATGCGCCCGAGGGATTGTCCATCGACGCGCCAACCGCGGCGAGCGCCGCAGAAAGCACAGCACAGTGACCGACAAGCAGAACCGTAAGCAGGACCCCGAACTTCTCGCCATCGCGCGGATGCGCCGCCTCCTGGAGCCGCTGAACGAGGCACAGCGGCTCTCCGTGCTGGAGTTCGTCAGCCGCGGCGAAGTGACGGCGCAGGGAGACGCGCGCCGTGAGCGAAACCAGCGAGCCTACGAACAGGCCATGACAGACAAGCGTTTCAATCCTGGTGGTCCGTCAGTGGGCTCCGCGGTCGGCTCGATGGCCGATGCCGAGCTGCCAGAGCCGGCCCAGGTCGGCGCCTAGGGCGCCATTCTCCTGACAAGCGGGCGCTGATGGAGGTATCGGCGCCCGCTCTCAATCTGCTTCGCCCTCGATGCCGCGGGTCGAGCCAATGCGTGAGGGATTACCCGGACAAGAAGTTGGTCAAGGTCTACGCGAACGGCGTGCGGAAGACCACGTGCAAGCACTGCGGCGAACCGGTGTCGTGGTATCGGACGGTGAATCGCGAGCGGTTCATGTTGTTCACCGGGCATGAGCCGGTTGCCTTGAAGACGGGCCAGACCGAGCGCGGCGAGCCGCTGCTGTATCTGGACCGCGAGGACTGTCATTGGGAAGTCTGCGCCAGCCAGCAGTAGCCAAGGGGAGGCCTGATGTGCCGATGGTCGTGCTGGTCACGAGAAGCGGCGCGCGGGCGGCGGTCAAGGTGACGCGGCCAGGCCTCAGCGTGCAATACCGCGTAGGTGACAGCGTCATCTGGTTCGACCTGCACTGCATCGACCAGGGGCTGCGGTTCATTTACCTACAGCGAGACGGAATGACCCCCTCCGCCGAGGGGCCTGCGGCGACGTAGCGTCGGGCTGTCAGCGAAAACGCCAGCCTCAACGGCTCCGCACGCGGGGTTTACCTCCCGAGGCATGCAGAAGTGCGGCGGCATGATGGGGCTGGAGTTCTGCATTGGGCCGGCGTGGTGGGGCGACCGGCTCGTCGTTTTGGCGATTTTGGCACCCAAGCATCTCCCCGCGGCGCGGGCGGTTCGCGATGAGTGTCACGGCACGGGGCGGGCGACAACCGAACGGTCTACTTCGGCTACCGCGATGCGAAGTCGAACGAGCCGTGTGCGCCGAACCCGAAGCAGCGCCTGGCGCACGCCTGCGATGCCGACGAGCTGCTTTACGGCGGCGCTGCCGGCGGCGGCAAAAGCGAATGGCTGATTATCGAGGCGGCGACGGTCTGCCTCGAACACGCGGGCGTCGAGGTCGCGCTATTCCGGCGCACCTACGAGGAGCTGGAAGCCTCGCTGATCCTGCGTTCGCAGGCGCTGATCCCGAAGGAGCTGGCGAAGTATGAGGCGGGGCGGAAGCGGTGGAAGTTCAGGAACGGGAGCATTCTCTGGTTCCGTTATTGTGCCCGCGAATCCGACGTTTATCGTTATCAGTCGGCGCAGTGGGTCATGCTCGGCCTCGACGAGGCCACGCACTTCACCGAGTTCCAATACAAATACCTCACCTCTCGTGTTCGTTCACGTTTCCGAGGCGTCAAGCCTCGCATCCGGCTGGCATCAAATCCTGGGCACGTCGGGCACGCGTGGGTAAAGGCACGGTTCATCGACCCCGACGCGGTCGACACAGGCGGTATCCCGGTTCATCCGTATCAGGTCTGGACTCCGGCGCCGCCGCCCGACCGACCGACGCAGCGCATGATGACGCGCTGTTTCGTGCCGGCGAAGGTGCAGGACAACACGGCGCTGATGGAGTCGGACCCGGACTACTGGCACCGGCTCCAGGCGCTACCCGAGGACGAGCGGCGCATGCTCTCCGAGGGCGATTGGGATGTCTGGAAGGGGCAGGTCTTTGACGAGTTTCGCGCGGAGAAGCGCGTCCTCGACTCCGACCTGGAGCTGCGCGCGGCTGGCCTCGAACCAGGCACGGTCATCCCGTGGCACCGCATCCCGGACGACGCGTGGTTTCCGCCAGACGGCGCGACGATTCACCTCAGCGTCGACTACGGCTACGCGGCGCCGTGGGCGGTCCATTTCCACGCCGTGCTCGCCGGAGGCCGCGTGGTGACGTTCAAAGAGTTCTACATGACCGGCAAGCGCGATGTGCAACAGGCACAGCTCCTGTGCAGCTACGTCGAGCGTGTGCAGGAGCAGTTGAAACAGCGCGGCCGACCAAAGTGGGACATCCAGTGGGGCGTGATGGACCAGTCGATGTGGGGCTCGCGTAAGGAGCAGGGACTTGGAAAGTCCATCGCAGAGGTCTACGAGGAGCACTTCGCGCGGCCGTGCGGTGTTCTTCTCAAGCCTGGGAGCACTGATCGTCACGCACGAGTGCAGCGAGTCAAGGCTGCGCTATCTACTGCGCCGGACGGCTTTCCCTGGTGGCAGATTACGTCCGCGTGTCCCAACCTCCTCCGGACCCTTCCTCAGCTCCCATTCGACCCGGACGACAAGGAAGACGTAGACACCGATGCCGAGGACCACGCTTACGACGAGGTCGGTCTGTTCTGGCAGGCGCGGCCCGAGCTGCCGCGACCGAAGCCGCAGGCAGCGACGTTCGCGCGGCTCGATCCGTTGTCGCGTCAACACCAAGAGGCGATGGCGAAGCGATACGACCGAAAGAAGCAGCCCGGTGTGCTCGACGTGAAGGGGTTCATCCTGCGATGACGTATCGCGCGAAGCTCACGCACGACCTCTCCGACGTGCTCTCGTCGCTTGAGCGGTCGCTGTCTCTCTACGAGCAGATGGCCACTGAGCTGGCGACGAAGCAGCAGGTGTCGTCGATGGACTCGCGTATCAAGCTGCTTCGCGCGTTCACGGAGCGCATCGCGGAGCAGGTGCAGCTCGAGATTCTACGAAAGGCTGGCTATGGCGACGTGCGAGTGGTGCGGCAAGGACCACGACATCCAGAAGCTCTGCAAGGCAAACACGGTGGGCCTATCGCGGAGGCGGTTCCTGTTCCTCAGCGCAGCGGCAGTTGGAGCCGCCGCGCTCGCCCCGGCGTTCCCAGGTCTGCCTGAAAAGGTCCCGGCCATTGTTGTGCCGGGCGGTGCGATGAGGGCTATACCGCGTGTGGCGTGGCAGCACATCACGTGGAACGGAGCCGTATGGATACCTGACCGTGACGCTCCGAGCGGCCAGGTGTTTGGGCTGATGCGTAGGCAGTCCCGGAACTGGGTCCTCGGGCCAGGCGAGTTCGTTGGCCAAAAGGTCAGCATCGCGCGGCCCGAGCTGGAGGAACGGTGATGTTCGGCTGGCGTGCTCGGCAACGCGAGTGGTTCGAGAGGTCTATCGAAGCCGCCAATCTTCGGGCGAGGGTGGACGCGCTCGAAGCGCGCGCCCGGTATATCACGGCCGAGCGCGACTACTGGCGCGAGAAGGCAGAAATCTTGCTGGACTCGACGTTGTTCCACCGCGGCGAAGTGCGGAACCACGTGTTCAGCAAGCCGCCAGCGCAACCCGAGGCCGACCCATTCGTCAGGGCGCTCGCCGGCCTCGCGCACAACGAGATGGAGTCTGCCAAGCGGCCGGCGTCGGCTCGTGAGTGAACGAAACAGGCACCATCAATTACGATTCCGAGCCCGTTCGCGCCCGAGCCAAGGCCAAGATTCAGGCGTGCATCGACGATGCGCGTAACAACACGGCGCGCCTTGAACGCGACAAGGCGGACTGGCTCAACCTCCTAAATTACCGCGGCGGCGTCGACAACACGTGGGTTGTATGGGACCGCTCCAGTAACTCCTGGGTGCCGCGGCCCTACGATGGTGACGATTCCGCGCTGCCCGAATGGGTTCCGCGCGCCTGCACCAACGTCTTCGCGACCAAGATCGACGGCATCACCGCGCTGCTCGACCAGAGCCAGCCCACGCAGGAATGGCGGCCGATGACGGACGACGACGCCGACGTGGCGGCGGCGGAGGTCGTCGAGGACGCGATGCCGGCGTTGTTCGATGAAATCGAATACGACACCATTCGCCGGCAAATCCACAAGCACATCGCGCTGATGGACAAGATCGCGCTCCACGTCTACTACGACGCGGAGAGCGGCCCCGAGCAGGTCATTCCGGCGCTTCAGTGCCCGGAGTGTGGCGAGCTATCTATGCAGCTCGACATCGACGAGGCGGGCGACTCGTGCCCGCAGTGCGATGCTGCCGTCGCGCCGGAGGCGTGGGTAACGCCGCCAGCGAACCTGGACGGAACGCCGGCCGGCAAGCCTTACAAGGTCGGCAAGATGCGGGCGCGCCTGCATCCGTCCTTCGAGTTCTCTGTGCCAAGGTCGGCGCGCATCGCTGACGAGCGGATGATCCCGTGGATTCTCCTGCACACGCGCTACGCGGTCGAGGACGCGGTCAAGACATGGCCGCAGGCGAAAGACATCATTGAATCGGCGGCAAAAAGCGGCAGCGGGACCAATGGCGGCGGCGTGCAGCGGCAGTATGCCGACGCGATGGCCCGCCTGTCGGCTCCGAGCGCCGCACGGCCGTATGGCTCGGTCGGCGCCTCGGACCCGTTGGGTCCCATTGTGTATCAGCTTCAGCATGACCCGACCGAGGAGTTCCCCGAAGGGCTCTACGCGGTCCAGATAAACGATGAACTCGTCGAGTGCGGCCCGTTGCCGGTCTGCGACGAGGATGGGTGCTATCACAAGAGCATCCTGCTGCGTAGCTTTGCGCTGGCGCCCGGCTCGCCGTTCAACAAGCCTCCCGCGGATGACCTTGTCCCCCTCCAGTATTGGCGGAACCTCATCGAGTCCCTCATCGCCCTGTCCCTCCTGCACACCGCGGCGCCGCGCACCTTTACTCCGACCTCCGTCATTCTCGAAGACCAGATGTCCGGCCGGCCGGGCGAGAACGTGCGGTTCCGGTCGCAGATTCCTGGCGAGCGGCCATTTACCGAGAGCGGCCACAGTCCGGCCGAGGGCGCCTTCCGCTATCTCGACATCATCGACCAGAAGATGGAGGAGGTCAGCAAGCTCAACGCGGTGCTGATGGGGACGCGTCCGACCGGGGACCCAACGCTTGGGGAAGTGCAGATTCTCCAGGAGCGTGGCATGGCCGCGTTCAAGACGCCGCTAGACACGCTCGTCGAGTTCGAGACGCGGCTGTCGAAGATGCTACTGCTCATCGCGCGGCGGTCGGCGTGGTCGCCGCGCTTCCGCTCCATCCGGGGCGAGAACGGTCAGTGGGAGGTCGACCAGTTCGCGTTCACGTCGCTCAAGGGGCACGTGGATGTGTTCTGCGAGCCGTCGTCCGCGTGGCCGCGCTCGCCGCTGATGATGAACCTGAAAATCAAGGAAGCGGTCGGCATGGGCGCGCTGATGCCGGCGAACGACCCAGAGCTGGCCGGCAAGATATTGACGCTTCTCGATCTGAACGAGCTAAAACCGTCAGTCAACGTCGTGCGCAAACAGATCGCGCGGCAGCTTGATCGATGGAAGCAGGCGACCTCGCCGCAGGAAATCCTCAACCCGATGGACCCGGCCGCGGTGCCGCAACCGTGGTGGGGCATCGAGGCGATCTCCATGCACCTGCTGCACAAGTCGCAGTTCCTCATGACCGAGGAAGTCGAGATGCTGGCGGCGACGAATCGTCCCGTCTACGACGCAATGAAACTGCACGTGCAGCAGCTCCAGATGCTGTTGCAGCTCATGACGGCTCCGCCACCGGAACCAGGCGGCGAGGGCGAAGGCGGCCAGGCCGAGAAACCGGCGCCAGGCGCGCCGGACGATGCGCTCGGCGCGGCCGTTGCCAGCGGCCTGCTCGTCCCGGCCGACGCCGCCGAGCAGATGCAGGCACAGAGCTTGCCTAGCATCGATGACCTAGTGGCGGCTCGCATTCTGGAGCCCGTGATACCAGCGGCCGGCGATGACGCCGCTGCGGTGTGAGCACTGCGGGAACGACAACCCGCGGCTCATTGAGAGATTGAGCCAGGCGCGCATCTTCTGCGTTGTCTGCTCCAAGGTGACGCCGGTTAACTAAGCCCCTGTCGCCCTAGTGGCTCAGGCTCGGCCCAACGCCGGCTCCAAGTCCAGCCCTCGCGGTCTCGCGACCAGCACTCCAAACAACTGAACGGGAGACCCATGAAGGCTGAAGCTGCTGCTCCATCAGCGAGCGGTGCGGCCCCCGATGGGGGAGACGGCTCGCAACCGTCGGGCGATGACCACGTCGAAGCGGTGGGTGCGGCTGACGATGCCGGTGACGGCGCGAGGTCAGACGACGACGACAGCGACGACGACGACGACTACTCGGACGTGCCCTTCAACGAGCATCCGCGCTTCAAGGCGCTGACGCGGAAGCTCTCGAAGACCAAGAAGCAGCTCGCCAGGTTCCGGCCCCTCGCGGAACGCGTCAAGGACGTGAACGTTGACGAGCTGTCGCTGAAGGCACGCACCGCTGACCAGCTCCAGGAGGTTCTGTCGAAGAACCCCAAGCTGCGCCAGCAGATGTTGGAGGCGATGGCGAGGCCCGACGCGGGCAACGAGCCGGAGCCTGAGCCCGAGTTCGATCCGTCAAAGCTGCCGTTCGACACTTCCGACGAATCGGGGAAGTTCTTCGCCGCGTGGCGCAAGGAATTTCTCGACCTGAAGAAGGAGAACGCGCGACTGGCCGGGGAGCTGAAAAGCATCCGCGAGACCGGCGCGCAGCAGCAACGGGCCGTGGAAGTGCGGAGCTGGAAATCCGCGGTGGAAGCCGCGCAGGCCCATGTCCCTGAGCACTTCCGCGAGATGTTCAACGACGCCGTCTACGGCGCGTTCCGCGAGGCCAAAGAGCGTGGTGTGCGACTCGACCCGCAGAAGGTCATCGACCACTACCTCAAGAAGGCGGGCATCAACAAGGGCACGCAGGCGAAGGCGAGTGCCGCAGCGGCGCAGCGCATCGCAGAACAAAACAAGAAATTGCCGCAACAGCCGGCGAAGCCAGGCGTTGCCGCAGCAGCCAAAGGGGACCGCAAGGAAACCGTGGCCGATGTGAGCAAGCGACTGCGCCGGCAATTCGCGTAGCGGCCCGGAGTTCTGCCATGCCCGGTTCCGATCTCACGTCCTGGGACCCCCTGTTCAAGGACGACTATGCCCCTGCGATTCAGAACCAACTGAATCAGGAGAACCAGATCCAGGCCTTCATGGAGAAGGAGGTCTCGGACGACTCGTGGACCGGCCGCAAGAAGGTCGTGCCCATCAAGATCGGCCGCAACTGGTCGGTCGGCTCCATCGGCGCCGCTGGCGCGCTGCCGGCCGCGGGACGCTCGGCCTACAAGGACTTCGAGATCCCGATGCGCGACATCTACGGGCGCGTCGGGTTCGAGCGGTGGGTCATCGAGCAGTCGCGCAACAAGAAGGGTTCATGGGCGCAGGTCATCCCGCAGGAAATGGATGGCCTCGTCGAGGACCTGGCGTTCCGGCGCAACGTCATCGGGTGGGGATACGGCAGCGGAATCCTCGCGCAGGTCAACGGCACGCACACGAACACCACGACGCTGGAAGTCAAGGCGCCGTTGAACGTGACGGGCACGACCAACGCGAACCGCTACCTGTTCGGGGATTCGACGAGCGGCATGCTCATCGCGATTCTCGACGCCTCGACGCCGACGACTGTCAAGGGCCTCGCCACCATCACGGCCGTCAACTCGGACGGCACGGATGTCACGCTCGACACGGCGATCACCGCCGCGAGCGGTGACTATGTCGTCATCGCGCAGTCGGCCACGCAGAACTCCTACAACAAGGAGCCCGAGGGCCTGCTGTCCGGTATCGACGACGGCACCTACGTAGGCACCTACCACGGCCTGTCGCGCACCACGTATCCGATTCTCAAGTCGCACGTGGTCACGTCGGTCGGCGGGCTGTCGCTGGATGCGATCCAGCAGCCCATCGACGCGGTCAGCATCAAGGTCGGCAAGACAGTCGACCTGTTCGGTGTCGAGCACGGCGGACGGCGCGCCTACCTGGCGCTGCTCGAAGCCGACCGGCGCTACACGGGTGCGGACCTGTCGCGGCCGGACGGCGGCACTGTCGCGGCGAAGAAGCCTACGGGACGGCAGATTACCTACGGGGACATCCCGTTCGTGGTCGACCGTGACGCGCCCTACGGGATGCTATTCGGCATCAACAAGGGCTCGTGGGTGCGCTACGTCGAGAACGAGGGCCAGTGGGCCAACGACGAGGGCAGCGTCCTCAAGTGGGTGAGTGGATACGACCAATACACGGCGTTCTACTACCTGCTGGAGAACTACCACTGCCACTTCCCGAACCGGAATTTCCGGATGGAGGGCATCACGGTCAACACCCTCGTCGTCCACGCGTTCTAGTTCTCAAACCAAGCGGGGCCGGGCACATGCCCCGGTCCCGCCTACTCCGCGAGAGGTTGCATGCCGCAGATTTATCAGAAGCCGGACATGGCCGGCCACAAGGTCTCCAATCTGGTCCCCGAGGGCTTGGGCGGGACGGAACTGACGCCAAAGACGCGCGTGGTCATCATCAACCGCAGCGCGAAGCCCTACATCGACAAATACGACGGGCGCGACTACATCGTCCAGCCAGGATACTCCGAGGTCGAGTTCGAGGCGGCGGAACACTTCAGGCTGCGAAGCGTCATCCCAGGCAGCCGCGACCCGATTACCGGGAAGCAGGACCATTTCATCGCCATCCTGGGCATCGACCCGGACCATCGCTGCGTGCCGCTCGACGCGGCGGAGCAGGCGAAGGCGGAGGCTGCTCCGGAGGCCATTGACCGCAGTTCGATGGATGGCGCCGACAGGGACGTAAAGGTCGTCTCGACGCAGGCCGCGCGCTCGCGCACGGCTGGCGGCAACCGGCGCATCCGGCAGTCGGCCGAGAGCAACGATGGCAAGGCGCTGGCGCCTGATGCGCTCGCGCCGCCAGAGGGCGGCGACGCTATGCGGACCATTGCGCGTGACGCCGCGGCGAAGGGAGCCGAGGCGTAGCAATGACGCCGCATGTCCAGGTCCCTCGGCATCTGCGCCTACCGCTCCGTTATCACTACGTGACGGACTACCTGGTGCAGTTTGACCCGGACCTGCGGTTGCGGCGAAGCGTCGAGAAGCCCGGAATGTTCGTGCTGGAGCGGCGCATCCGCAATCGGCCGTGGGCGAACACTGGAATGCTCGACCTGAGCGACATGCACATCCAGGCGAGGGATGGGTATATCCACATCTCGACCGTGCATCCACAGTGGCTGGAACGGCCCTGGAACATGATTCGCGAGCTACGCGAAGTCGGCGCCGACCTGTGGGACAAGGGCGGTGCTGGTCGCATTGCGGACGAGGACGAATACGAGGAGCAGTGGGGCCGCATCACGCGCAAGCGGCGGCGGCGTCAGATGTTCCGCGAAATGGCGCTCGACGCGTTCGACACGCTGAACCGCGTCGGCAACCGTGACGGCACCGAACGCACGCGCATCTCCGTGCCAGCCCTGCCGCACTCGCACTTCCTGCCTTCGCCAGCCTAGCGGCTTGCAGCTCCCGCCAGGGAGACCCTGGCCCTTGAAAGGAGTGGAGCCATGTCTGTTCGGCTCGAACGGCGCGTCGTCGCCAAGACGGCGGACTACACCATCAACCCGACGCTGGACCGGCCCGGCACCACGTTCACGAATCGTGGCGCGACCGGCGCGGTCATCTTCACGCTGCCTGCGCCGAATCTGGCGCTGACTGGCTGGTGGTATCGGTTTCGCGGACACGCAGACCAGGACATCACCGTGAAGACGGCGACAGTCGATACGCTCGTCACCAAGAACGACGCCGCGGCGGACTCGGTGGCCGCGTCCACGTCAGGCGAGAAAATCGGCTCCGAGATGGAAGCGTTCTGCGACGGCACGAGCTGGTTCGTCTCCGGCGTCGCAGTCGGAATCACTTACACGGTCGCGACGTAGTCGAGAGTCGCGCGCACGTCCTAGCTTTTGCTGCCCCCGCGGGGCGCGTGTGACTACCGACCATGCCGAAGAACATCACGCTCCTGACGCAGGACGACATCGTCAAGTATCTGATCAACCGAGGCATCCTCGATGCCGCGGGCGGGATCAAGATGAACGTCAAGGCCAAGACCGCCGATTACACCATCGTCTCGGCCGATGACCCCTCGGGCACCGTGTTCACCAACCGCGGTGCGTCTGGCGCAGTCGTGTTCACGTTGCCGGCTCCGTCGCAGGCGCTGGAGGGAGTGTTCTACGACTTCGTAGGCGTTGCTGGTCATCACATCACCGTGAAGACGGCAACAGCCGACACGCTCATCGCCTACAACGACGCCACGGCAGATTCCATCGCGACCTCGACGGCCGGCGAGCTGATTGGCGTAGCCATGCGCGCCGTGTGCGACGGCACGAGCTGGATTGCGTTCGGTATGGCGGTTGGCGCTGGCGGCGCGACCGCGGCCACCTACACCATCGCGACGTAGTTCGACATGAGCTGACGGGGCGCCAGGCGGCGTCCCCGCTTCCAGGAGACCCTCATGGCTACGCCTCGTCCATCGCCAGTCCGCCTTGTCGCGCCGTCACGCCTTGCGGTCGGCACGTCGTCCGTGCAGGGCTCGAACGTCGCCTGTCACGGCGTTATCGTCAAGGCGCTGTGTCCTGGTCAGACCGTCTACCTTGGCGTGGCGGCCGACGTGACTACGGCGACAGGTTATCCGATGGGCGACGGGGAGACGCTGACGTTGGAAGTCAAGAACGTCAACGAGCTGTGGTTCATTGCTTCCGCCGCCGCGCAGGCGGTGTCGCTGGTGCCGTTTTACTATGCGTAGGTCTCTCGCGCTCCTATTGCTGCTCGGCACCGCTGGTGCCGCGCATGCGCAGGTCTCCGGCCCTGGCGTTCTGCCTGGCGCGCGCCCGTTTACTGGCGGGGCACTAACGACCCCAACGACGATTACGTCGCCGCAGACGACCTCAACCGAGCTGATTCTGATTAACGCCGCTGGCCAAACAGCCAATGCGATGGAGGTGCGCAGCAGCGGCGGCACGCCCTACTTCACCATCGGGCCGGATGTGCTGTCTGGCGCGAGCACGACGAGCAACTTCCTCAACGTGACCGGCACCTTTCCAGACACCACGACTGCGATTGTGCATGGGATCAGTTTCCAGCTTACGTCAGCGGGCTCGTCCTCAAACGCACAGCGTGGCTTTATCGTCGCCCTGATGCCTGGTTATACGGGCTCCTCAGCGACGACAGCAGGGCGCTTCTCCAACTCGGCAGCCGGCACAGGGGCTCTGTCCCTATCAGGCGGAGCGGCCAATAGAGGTTCTGAGGCTGTAGTGACTGGCACGACGGCCGGCCACAATAACTCTTTCCTAGCTAGTGCCTCCGGCAGCTCAACGCTCAATGTGGGCTCCGTCAATCTGGCCACGTCATCCAGTAATAGCCCTGTCGCCAACGTAGGCGCGTTTGGGATGGCGACTGGCGGATCGTCGGTCAACGCCGGAGGCTACTTCGCCCTAGGGTCTGCTGCCCCGACGCTTGGCACCGTGACGGCGGCGCTTGTCGCGGACAACGTCGGCGTGGCCGGGGATATTTTTGTCGCGAGGGACAACGGCGCGGCCGTGCTCACCATCGCGGATGGCGGTGCGGTCAGCGCCACGGGCGTCATCACCGCCGCGTCCGGCACGGCGACACCAGCCGGAGGATCGACTTCGGCGCGGCTGCTGTTCGGCACCACCTCTGGATTCGGCATTTATTACGGCTCGGGCGCCCCGACCGTGACAGCAGCGCAGGGCAGTCTCTATTTGCGGTCAGACGGCTCCAGCACCAGCACCAGGCTCTACGTCAACACCGATGGCGGGACGACGTGGACCAACTTTACGTCCGGCTCATAAGGGGACCTACATGAAGCGACTACTGCTTACCTTGGCGATTCTGGCCATCGGCACCACGGCCTTCGCGCAAGCCACGTCGACCACGCAGATGCAGCTCGTGGCCTCTGCCGTCTTTACCAGCAGGCTCCAATACAACGGCGCGCTGGTGATGAAGGAAGTGCTGGAGGAGCCGCAGTCGGCCTCGGCCAGTGGGGAAATCCCCGCTTACACTGCCGCGTGTCACACGCGGCGAGGCAACTTCGCCCGTGAGTTCCTCGAAAACCCGGCGCAGTATGCCTCCCGAACGGCGGTGCTGGTGTCGAGCGCCAACTTCAGTGGCGCCGTAATCGTCGGGACGGTCACTGGCGAAGGCGCCGCAGCGGATAGCGCTGCGACTGACGCGGCAATTCAGCAGGCCTATCGAATCCTGATGAACACGTTCGCTGGTTGCATCATCAATCCGTAAGGCCCCTGCATCGCCGCGCGGCGCGCGGCGCGAGCACCAGTGCAATACACACGGCGCGAGATGCTAGACATCGTTCTCGACTTCGTTGGCGAGAACGAGGACGCCAACGCGCGCAACACGGCCGAGCGGTTGCTGAACATCGCCATCTGGAACATCTGGAGCAAGATGGCCTGGCAGCAGTTCGACATGCCGACGCCGTATACGTTCTCGACGGCGTCTGGCACGGCAAGCTATCCACTGCCGGCCTACTTCGGCCGTGTGAAGGATGGCGTCATCCGCAACACGACGGCCGGCATGAAGCTCTACCCGACGACGCTCGACCGCATCCAGGAGCGAGACCCCGAGCTGTCGCAGACCGGCACGCCATCCGTCTACGCGATCGGCGGCACGGTCGGTGTTGACGCACAGGTGGTCGCTGCCGGCGAGGCCTGCACGGCCGTGTCGGACAGCGCCAGCGACACCAGTGTGCGGCTTGGCATGGCCGGCCTGGACGGCAATGGCCGCTACCGACGTAACCAATACACGCTCAACGGCACCACGCCAGTCAGCGTTGGCACGTGGACCAAGGTTATCGAAGTCGCCAAGGCCATGCCGGCGGGCACCGATCCGGCAACTGAGATGACCTCCAGCATTGGCACTGTGACCGTGGCCGGCGCGACGACGGGCACGTTGGTGACGTTGGCGTCCTACGAGAGCGCCGTCGAGCGCATCGAGTTGACCCTGTGGCCAACGCCGAATGTGGTCAACACGATTGCGGTGCCGATGATGCGCGCGCCGCAGAAGTTGCTCTACGACTCGGACCTGACGCCGCACGGGTGGGGCTCCGCGATTCTGGAGGAGATGGACACGCTGTGGAAGATCAACAGCGGCGACATCCGTGAACGGTCGCGTGTGCCAGGTGCGGCGTTGCTCGACCTCATCGCCTTGGAGAACAGCAACCGCTTCGGCGTGCCAGCGCGCACGCGTCCGTTTCTCGGGTGAGCCTCAACGCTCCGCAGTATTCGCGTTACGTGCGCGACTTCTCGGCTGGATTCCTGGATTCGCCAGAGTCGGATACATTGCCGCTCGGTGCCTGCATCGACGGTCGCAATTGCTTTCTGTCATCCGTCATGGAAACGCGTGACGGACCTGACGGAGCAAGGCGCGCCGTGGTTCGCAAGCGCAAGCTCGCGCAGCTCATCAACCCCACGGCGATGGCTGCCGGCAAGACGGTCGACCTACTGTTCTGGTATCAGCCGGAAGGCGGCGATGCGGAGCTGCTCGCTGTCTGTAACGGCGCGCTCTACGTGTTCGATGGCGTCGATACGTTCACGTCTGTCGGCGCCCTCACCGGTTTCACGGCTGGCGCGCTCGTGCAGGCGGTGCCGTTCAAGGACAACGTGTTGCTGACGGATGGCAATGCGATGCTGCGCTACAACGGCACGTCGTTGCTGGCTGTCGGCTTCATCGCGCCGACCGCGGCGCCTGGGTTGGCCATCGTTGCAGGCGGCTCGTTGCCGGTGGGCGCGACTTACGAGAGCTATGCGGTCTGGTATGACTCGGTCATGGACCACGAGAGCAGCCCGAGCGCGACCGCGGCCGCGGTGACGACGACGGCCGGAAATCTTCAGCGGCGGCACACGAAGCCGGCCGGATCGCCTCCGGCCAACGTCGACAAGTGGCGCGTCTATGTCCGGCGCACCGACACGAACGAGCTGAACTTCTTCCTGACCGCAACTGTAGCAGTCGGCACCGCTACGCACGACGAGATGGTCTCAGATGCGGCGCGCCGCACCGCTGGACCGAAGGACAGCGTCAATAATCCACCGCCGACGTTCGCGACGGTGGCCGTCTACAAGGACTACGGCATCGGCATCGAGCCTGACGACTCCTACTACTCGGTCAGCAAGCACGGCGACCTCGAAAGCTGGAACCCGAACGACAAGTTCGCGTTGGAGCGTGGCGCTGGTAAGCCGCTGCGAAGCGCGACCGTATTCGGCAGCGACATCTTGCTTCAGAAGCCGACCAAGACGTGGCGGCTGGTCGGGGACCGGCCGCCTTTCAAGGCAGAGCCGGTGCATACCGAGTTCGGTAACGTTGGGCCTCGCAGCGCCATTGAGGTCGAACGGCTCCTCTACGCGTGGGATGAGCAGAAAGGCCCGTATCGCACGGACTTGGTTGATTGGGAGCCACTGGCGACGAACCGCATCGCCACGTTCCTGCTCAATCTGAATCGCGACGAACTTGCAAACATCCAGGTCGATCACGACCCGGAAAACAACCTGATCGTGTGGGCTATTGCCGCCAGTTCGCGAACGCAGGCGCGGCGCCGGCATCTACTTGCGTTTAACTACCGGCTCAATACGTGGGTGCCACCGATCTGCGGGCTTGAATACGCCACTCTGGCGCGCTACCAGCCGCCGAGCGGGAAGCTCGGGCTCTACTGTGGTGACTATTGGGGGCGTGTCTACAAGCTATTCGAGCAGGACCGCGAGGGCGTCCCTGGAGGCGCGACCATCATTGGCACAGTCACGAGCGCGACGGCGTCGACCGTGACATGTTCTGGCGCGACCTTCTATACGACCGGTAGCGGTCTTGCTGGTCTGATGGTGCTGGCAGAGTCTCCGACCGGCGCGTTCCAGTGGCGGCGCATCCAGTCGAACACCGCCACGGTCATCACGCTCGACACCACGAACGACAACCCGTGGACGACCACGCCGGTTGCCGGCTGGACGATTCACCTTGGCGCGGTCGAGGCCTATTGGACGACGCCATGGGTCGACTTAGGGCGCCCGGAACTGCTGAAGAAGGGCGGGTTCCTGTTCGTCGAGGGCAAGTCTGCCGTTAGCGGTGACGTGTTGACAGTGAAGGCACGATTCAATCAACAGCTCGGCGCCGTCTACACCTACGACTTCGCGTTTCCGACGCAGGGCGCAGTGTGGGGCGTGGACCTGTGGGGCGAGGCGTCGTGGGGCCTGCGGCGGCGACTAGTGACTAAGCGGCGCATCAACCGAGCGTTCTATTCGATGCAGGTAAGGTTCGAGAGCTACCTGGCCGACACGCCGGTCGACATCACGGCGTTCGGCATCGAGGCTGACGGCCGGCGCCGGAAGCGTGCGGCGTGACGATTCGGTCCCTCGACGAACAGACAAATCGTGGCCTGGACAGCGTCCAGCGCGACATTGCGCCGTGGTGGGCCGCGTATTCGCGCCCGCTACGCGTGACATTCCCCGACATGAACGTCCAGCGCGACATCGAGCACGGGCTAGGGGTCATCCCTGATGGCTTCCTCGTTGTTTACGCGGACGCCGAAATTGCTGCGGAGCCTGGCGTGCTGTGGACGCAGGACTTCGCGTATCTACGAGCTGGCGCCGTTAACGCGCGAGCCGTAGTGGTGTTCTACACGTTACGAGAGGAACCGACCGATGCGTAAGTGGCTACTCGTGCTCGCGTCGCTGGCGCTGCCTACGCTCGCGCAGGCACAGATCAGCATCAACTACACATTCACGGCGGGGACCGTCATCGACCCCGATCAGATGAATACGAACTTCTCAACCATCGGCACCAACGCACTGAATCGCACAGGCGGGACCGTGACAGGTGCTATTGCGAGTTCTGGCGGCAGCTTGACCGGCACGTGGACTGGCGGGCCTACGTTCTCAGGCGCGCTCGTCTTCTCGGGCAGCTTCACCGTGACGGGCTCTGCGACGTTCGATAGTGATGCGCTGCACATCTTCGACACGAACGCCAGCCACGACCTGATCATTACGCCTGGTAGCGACCTGTCCGCCGACCGCGTGTTGACGCTGACGACCGGCGATTCTGCCAGAACGGTTACGATCTCTGGCGACGCCACCATCAGCCAGGACTATTCGAGCAGCGGTAGTCCTACGTTCGCCGGACTCACCGTGTCCGGCGCCACGGTGTCTCTGCGCGGCGTCAGCTACACGTGGCCAGCCGCAGCCGCCAGCGGCGTGCTCGTAAGCAATGGGTCCGGAGTTCTGTCCTGGGGCAGCGTGACAAACGTGCTGCTCGACGGCGCGAACCACACGGACACGCTCGCCGCCTCGGTTACGCGCGGCGACATCATCGTCGGCAACAGCACGCCGAAGTGGAGCGAGCTGGCTATCGGCACGGCGAGCAAGGTGCTCCGCTCGGACGGAACAGATGTTGGTTGGGCCTGGCCAGTCGTCTCGTCGCAGTCCGGCACGTTCTCAGCCACCGATAGTGCCGACTACTACATCGTGAGCGCGACGGCGACGGCAAATCTGCCGGCGTGCAATTCGGGACGCTCCGGCAAATGGTTCCATTTCAAGAATACGGCTGCCAGCGGCACGGTGACGCTTGACGGCAACAGTTCAGAAACCATCGACGGCGCGACGACATACGCGTTCAGCCAGCAATACGCGTCGATCTCAATCGTATGTGACGGAGGCGGTGCATGGTCGATTTTCTAAGGAAGCATTTCGGCGTTTTGGCGCTTCTCGCGGCGTTCGCGGCCTGGGCGGTAACGCCGACGCAGGCGTCGTTTTCTCCAAGTGTCGTCCGGTCGAAGTCGTCTGGCGTGGTGACAATCGCCGCTGGCGGCGGCGGCTCCAATACGGGCACCTTGAGCACGACGCTGACTAACACGGGGAAGGCGCACCTATCGATGAACGGCTGTTCAATCGACTCCGCGACGGCTGACGAGGAGCTGTATCTGGGGCGTATGGTGATTACGAACACCACGACGGTCACGCTCACCCGTGGATGCTCTGGCACGTGTTCAGATGCAGCGACGACCTGCGCCTACGACGTGGTGGAGTTCTACTGATGCGGAACTGCGCCATTGCGGTCATCGTCGCGGCCATCGCAGCCGCCGCTGCGCTCCAGGCGGACGAAGCGCGACTCTCTGAAATCGACAAGCTTCGGTTTCGTCTACATCAAACCGAGATTGCCTTAGAGCAGAGCATCGCTCAGGCAGGCGGATGCCGTGCGCAGCTCCGCGAGCTTCAGCTTACGGCTGACCAATTATCGCTGAAGTCGGACATCGAGAAACGTCACCCAGGCTACGCATTCGACCCGCGAACCGGCGTGCTTTCGAAGAAGCCCGACTAAATCAATCGAAGGGAGTTCACAAATGCCGTGGCCACTTGCTGCGTGGGTAGCGATGGCGCTAATGGGTGGTGGACAAGCGGCCAGCGCAGTTGCTTCGTCGCGGAACAATCGCAAGAACGCGGATGCGCAGCGGATGCTGACTGAGGAACAGAACGCCATCGAGGAGTCGGCGCTCAATCCGTTTCGCCACGCCAACGCGCAGGGTCGGTCCATCATGGAGCTTGACCGTCGCGTCAACACGTCGCCGCGGGAGCGCGTGATGGGTCCTAATGGCTTCGAGCGGCTGTCCGGTGGCCAATACTCGATGTCGCCAGAGGTTGCGCAGTGGCTGACCGAATTGCGCAACCGCATCGCGGCCGGCCAGGCGCAGAACCCTGGCATCGCCAACCGATATCGCACCAGTATTGGCGACCTGCGGGCGCCGTTACCGCAGCAGCAGGGGCACTACGCCGTGCCGAGGCCGAGGACGTAGGTGCCAGATGCGGCCTTTGCCCCGAATAACGCGTGGGCGCACCAGGGCTTTGCCCGGTCACATGCCGGCTCGCAGACAGGCGGCAGTGGCGCCGGCTTGCCAGGCTTCGACGGGCGCCAAGCGCCGCCAGCTAGGCGCGGCAAGCACGCTGAGGGGCCGCGGCCTGGTGCGGCGTCGGCGCCTCGTGCGCAGCCGCAGCCGGTGGGCAATTGGAGCGTGACCCCGAACGCCCTCGCGGCGGTGCAGGCGTGGGAGCAGCAACTGCAACTCCGTAGCGGCGCTATGGGGGCGGGCAATGTATTACCAGGACTCGGACGTTAACAACCCGTATCACCAGGAATATCAAGACCCGCTGCCGCAGGAGCCTTACGAGCCGCCTGCACCGGAGGAGCCGCCTCCGTCGAGCGCGTTGCCGCCAGCAGCGCAGCAGCTACCGCAGCAGCAGGCGCTCGCGCCGCCCGCACCGACGCAGTGGACTACTGGCCCAATGCCGAGTGCGCAGTCGGTGTCCGACATGGTGTCACGGCTGCGCCAGGCGCGCGAATCGTCCGACCCGCACGGGCGCGCGGCAGGGTTCGACAGCGTCTCGCGCGAGCTGTCGGACCTCCTGGCCAAGCAGGGGCACGACATCAAGTGGCAGGGTCAGCAGATCGTTATCGATGGCCGGCCCTACGTTATCGGCGGCACGGACCCATCGAAGGAGTGGCTGCCGTCGAGCACGAGCGGGTATCAGCCGGGCGAGATCCCGACCGACGACATCCCGAACTTCAGCTTCGAGTCGCTAATGGAGATGATGGCCACGCCGGAAGTCGACGCGTTGGTCAACTCCATTTTGGCGAACCCTGAATCACTTGACGCGCGCACCGTCGAGATGATGAAGGCTGCGACCAAGGACGAACTGGCCGAGATGGACATCGAGAACCAGCAGCAGCTCGACACGCTCGGGACCAGCTACGGCATCCAGGAGTCGCCGTGGATCGGGGCGCAGAAGATGCAGGCACGGCGTGACCGCGACAACGCGCTCGTGCAGAGCAACCGCGCCATTGACATGGAGGCGGCCGAGACCAATATGGCCGACCGGCGTGCCGCTGCTGAACTCGGCACCGCCCACGGCGCACAAAAGCAGAGCAAGGTCATGGCCGCAGCGTCCACCGCGTTGGCTCGCTCGGCCGCACTCGGGGATCGCCTGGCACTCCGCGAGACCGTGAAGCAGAAGGCGGCGGAGCTGGACATGCGAGCCGAGGAGCTGCTGGCGAACCACATCCAGCACAGGCTCGATTCGATGACGAAGCTCTACGACATCGACGTGCGGTCGTCGGATACACGCTACGGGGCACAGCTCGACGCACGCACGCGTCTGCAAATCTCCGCGAACCAGCTAGCGATGGCCGACCAGCACTTCCTCGAAGATTTGGCGTTCAAGATCGAGGAGCTGGACTCACTCGAACAAGAACGGCGCCGCGGCCAGGCTCGGTGGGAGGAAGAACACGCGCTGAACATCCGCCAGCAGGACTGGCTTGAACAGATGGAAGCCGACGAGGCGGAGGTCTAGCGATGGCCGACTGGCTCACTGACGTATTCGCCGGCATCGGCGGCGGGCTGTCCGGCATGGGGCAGGGGCTCCAATGGCACCAGGGCATGGAGATGGAGAAGCAGAAGCTCGATGCAGAGACGAAGCGCATCCAGCTCCAGGGCGAAATCTCCAAAATGCTGGAGGAGATTCGTGGCAGCAACGCCGTCAACCTCGCCAACGTCGAGGCTGGCCATCGCACGGACCTCCAGGGGTTGATTCAGAGCGGCGCCATCGATCTTGAACGCCTGAAGCAGGAGGGTGACGCGTATCTCCAGGAGCTGGAAGGCGCGCAGGCTATTACGTTGGAGGACCGGCGCCAGCTCGGGGCGCTGACTGTCGAGGAGCTTCGGCAGGCCGCAGAAACAGCGCGCAATAAGGACGACAACGCCACGTCGCGCGCCAACGCGCAGACCAGTGCCGGCGCGCACCTTGGAGCGGCCCGCATTGGCGCGGCGTCGGACGAGGCGCGCACGATGATGGACATCGGCTCGCGCGAGAAGCTGTTCGGCATCGAGTTCCCGACGAACACGGCGCTGAAGGCTTACGAGACCGAGATTACCGCGCCACGGTTGGGGGCTGGACGCACTGGCCGGCCGGCTCCGTCGTTCGGCTCGTTCATGCGCTCGTTCGAGATGCCGCGTATCGGCCTGCCGCAGGGTGCGCCATCTCCGCCGCCACCTGCGCCGCCCGCAGTGGCGCCCTCGGCGGGCGGCGGCCGGTTGCCGGTCAACCCGCGCGCGCCGCAGGTGGAAACGCCGGCCGCGGAGCTGGCGCGCCTCGTGGCTGCGCCGCTGCCAGCCGACGCACAACAGCGCGCCGCGATGGCCGAACGCATTCGTCGGCTCAGGGAGCTAGTCGCCAGCGGCGCTGGTGCGCGGTAGTTATTGCCGACTCTTGAAGAACTGCTCGCGCAGGCCGATGCCTGGCTCTCGCGCGCCACGAACGACGACCTGTTGACCGCGGCCGACGACCGGCTCATGGAGCTGGAGCTGTCTCCCGAGGAGCTGGCAGTCGTCCGCGCGCAGCGCGAGCGGCAGCAGCCGCGGCCGTTCCAGCCGTCACCTGTGCCTGCGCCGTCCGTCAACGACATGAAGGCGGAGCTGGGCGCGAAGAAGGGCCGCGCGCCCGTGTCGGCGCGTGGCACCGCGTTCAATCCGCAGCAGGCCGAGGAGAACGTCACCGACATCGGCATCACGGCGCTCAAGGGCGCGATTGGCGTGCCGGAGGCGGCAGTGGGCCTCGCGGACATCGTCAGCGGCGGACACGCTGGCCGCGCGCTCGAAGATGTCGGCTTTGACCCTGGCCAGGCCAAGGCAATCCTCGATACCTACTACTCGCGCCGACAGCAGGAAGCGAATCAGTCCGTCGAGGAGGCAGACGGGTTCGTCGCCAAGGCGCTGGCCGCGCTGTCGCATCCGTCGGTCATTGCGCACTCTGTGCTGGAATCGGCGCCGTTGATGGGAGCTGGCGGTCTCGTGGGCCGCGGGCTCTCGGCGCTCGGGCTGAGGACAGCAACGGCCGGCGCGGTCGGTGAAGGTGTCGTCGCTGCTGGTTCGGCGGCTGAGAGCATCAGGCAGCAGACCGACGACGGCCTGCTCACGCCCAAGCAGGCCGCGCTGTCGGCCACGACCGGCGCGGGCACCGGCCTCATCGGCGCACTTGGTGGCAAGATCGCGGCGCGGCTCGGCATCGACGATGTGGACACGATGCTGGCGGCTGGTGCGCTCGACCCGAAAGCGCAGCGCGGGCTCGTGACGCAGATCGTGCTCGGCGCCGCGCAGGAAGGCATCCTAGAAGAACTGCCACAGTCGGTCGCGGAGCAGGTGCAGCAGAACGCCGCGCTTGGCCGGCCGCTGACCGAAGACGTCGACCACGCGGCGGTAATGGGGCTACTGACTGGCGCGGTGATGGGCGGTGGCGTTCAGGCCGTCAACCAGCAGATGAAGCCCGGCGCTCCGGCGCTGCCGCTCGATTCCGGCCATGTCGGCATGGGCGCGCCCGACGTGGACCCGACCATCTACGAGGACGGAGACGAGCCGACGCCGTCAGTCGTTGCTCCTCCGCCCGTGCAAGCTCCAGCGCGCGTTCAAACCGAAGCCGCGCCACCAGTCGCGCCAGCCGTTCCCGAACTACTTGCTGCCGCGGACGCGAAGGTTGACGCACTACTTGGTCAGGATGGCGAGCAGGTAGAGCAGGACGGGAGCGGCGAACAGAACCAGGCCAGCCAGGACGGCGCCATCGGCCAGCTTCCCGTAACGCCGAAGGCGACGCTCAGTGAACTCACTGAGCAGGCCGAACAGATAGAAGATGCCGCCACCGACGACAACGATCAGGGCAAGAACGACAGCGGCGGCAGCAATGTCGGCTCGTCCATCCATACAGACGAACTTATAACCGCCGCCGATTCCAAGGTCAAGGCGTTGGAGGCTCCGCCAGGTTCCGACGCCGACTTGGTCGCGAAAGTGCGGGCCAGGGCTGAGGAACGACGACGCATTCGCGAGCAAGGGCTGGCTTCCCCCACGTCGTTGTCACCCGCATCTGCCGAAGTTCGTCAGGCGGAAATCGCGCCAACGTCTCCTCAGTCCAGTGATACGCACAGCGTCGAAACGGCCGCTGGCGGCAAAGGCAATGCCCCATCTGCCGAGCCTACCATCGCTCCTGCCGGCACGTGGCGCAAGCCCGAGATCGGCACCAACGGCGAGTGGCGCGAGAACCCGGAGCGGAACTCGATTGAGGTCCGCTTCGCGAGCAAGCCAGAGCCGAAGGTCATCTCGGCGCTGAAGGCCGCGCGCTTCCGGTGGGCGAAGTCTGCCCGTGTCTGGTATTCGACGCGCGAGACCGCGCACCAGGACGTGCAGCGCATCCTGAGCGATGCGAATGCCGGCGCGTTCGCGGAGCAGCTCGCGCCAAGTGTCACGAAGCCGGCTGCGCCGGTAGAGAGCATGTCGGTTGGTGGCGTCGAATCCGAGGTTCGGCCGCTACTCCCGCTGAAGCCGAAAGCTCCTGTCACGCCGCAGGTGTCGACCGAATCCAAGGCCGGCCTGCCGAAGTTCGTCACCGCGCCCCACGCGAGGCCGCGCGCTCTCCAGCACCTGACCCACACTCAGCTCGACAAGCTGGCGGTCGAGGGCAATCGCAGCGAGCGTGAACTGGCAGCGCAGGAGCGCGAGGCGCGCCGCCGAGACGAGCGCGACGACCGCGCGCAGCACACCGAAGCGCGCAAAGCGGAGCTGAAGGCCGAGCGCGACGAAATCATTGGCAAGCTGAAGAAGAAGTATTCGTCGCCGCAGGCCAAGCTCGTGCCAGACGACGAGGACATCGTCCTGATGGCGAAATTCGTCAGGAACATCGTCCAGGAAGGGGCGCTCAGGTTCGAGGATGCCGTGCGCCGGTTTGCCGAAGCTTGGGGCGAGGGCGCGGCCGACTACAGCGACTTCATCGAGGCGGCGTGGGACGTGGTCCGGGAGGCGGACGCGCGCCCGGACATGGAGCCGGCCGGCAGTTTCGATGAGGTCTACAATAGGGTCAAGGATGAACAGCCGGCGACCAGGGAAGGACGCGGCGCTGAAGGTGCTCCGGGAGACGAATTGGGCGGAGCACAGCCCAGGCCGGGACGACACGCACAGCAGGAGCACGCCGATGGACTTCGAGGAGAGAATCAAGGCCCACTGGAGGCTGACCGACCCGGAGGGGACCGCGGACCTGGAGAGGCGCGGCCTGCTGGATCGTCTCGCAACGAAGATGGCGATAGAGGCAGTCGACCTGGAGGCGAGTCTGCGGGCGGCGGGCATGGACCCGATGCAGATCGAGGAGATGTCGCGGGAGCTGTGGCAGGCGGGCGGACCAAGCTCGATGGACGCGCTAAGGCTGTCCCTGCGCGGCCCGGAGCCGACCGACACGACTACGCCATCACCGAAGCCGCCCGTATCGGGGTTGGGTCTCAAGGCGAAAAGCTAAAGGACAACCTCGCCGCGATTCGGACCCTCAAGACCATCGAGTCTGAGGGCCGGCGCGCCACGCCAGAGGAGCAAGCCGTCCTGGCGCGCTACGTCGGGTGGGGCAGCTCTGAGCTGGCCGCGTGGTTCAAGCCTGGCTCGAAGCGATACGACGAGCTGCGCGACCTGCTCACACCGGAGGAGTTCGAGGCCGCGCGCGCGTCCACCAAGAACGCGCACTTCACGTCTCCGCTTGTCATCTCCCACGTGTGGCAAGCGATTGAACGCCTCGGCTTCACTGGCGGCAAGGTCCTTGAGCCGGCAATGGGCACCGGCCATTTCTTCGGCCTGATGCCTGCGGAGCTGCGCGCGCGCTCGTCGCGCGTGGGTATCGAGTTGGACCCGCTCACGGCGCGCATCGCACAGCAGCTCTACCAGCATGCGACCATCTTCAATAAGGGGTTCCAGGACACGGCACTGACCGATGGCATGTTCGACCTGGCCATCTCCAACGTGCCGTTCGGAGACTTCGGCGTCCACGATCCGGCATTCACCGGCACCAAGCGTGCGCTGACGCGGAAGATTCACGACTACTTCTTCGCGAAGGCGCTCGACAAGGTGCGCCCCGGTGGCGTCGTCGCGTTCATTACGTCGCACTACACGCTCGACAAGGTGAGCGCGAAGACGCGCCTCTACCTGGGTTCGCAGGCGAAGTTCCTGGGCGCCATCCGTCTGCCCATGACCGCGTTCAAGGAGAACGCAGGCACTGACGTCGTAACCGACATCATCTTCTTGCAGAAGGCCAGCGACGATGTGAGGGCCGGTAGTGGACCGGCCTGGTTCGACGCCAAGCTGGTCTCGCTGAAGAACAAATACGGCGACGACGTGCAGCTCCCGGTGAACGAGTATTTCATCGCCCATCCCGAGATGATTGTCGGCACGCTGGCCGGCGACGGGACGATGTATGGCGGCGGTGGCGCCGTCAACGTGCATCCGCCTGCCGACATGTCCGCTGCGCTCGCGGAGGCCGTCTCGAGACTGCCGCAGAACGTGATGGAACCCCCCGCGCTGAAGCTCGAACAGCAGGACGTGCAGGACATCATCCCGGCGCCAGGCCACGTGCTGCCCAACGCCTACACGGTCAAAGGCGACCTGCTCTATCAGCGCGACGGCGACCAGCTCGTGCGTTACGAGGGCAAGCGCGAGGATCGCATCAAGGCCATCCTGCCAGTGCGCGATGCCATGCGCGGCGCGATGCGCGCGATGGTTACTGGCAGCACGGATAGGGAGATTGCCGCCGCGCAGCGAGAGCTGAACAAGGCTTACGACACGTTCGTCCAGCGCCACGGCTTCCTCAACACGCGCGAGAACCTGCTGGCGTTCAAGGACGACCCGGACTCGGCCGCCATCACGCAGCTCGAAATCTGGAACGCCGAGACGCAGACGGCGACTAAGGCCGACATCTTCGAGAAACGGACCATTTACCCGCCGCAGTCGTTCGCCAAGGCGGACACCCCAGACGAGGCGCTGCATATCTCCCTGCTTGAACGTGGCCGCATCGACTGGCCGCGCATGGCGGAGCTGACCGGTAAGACGGAGCAGCAGCTTCAGGACGCGCTGCTCGGCAAGGTGTTCAGGACGCCGGCTGGCGACTGGCAGACCGCGGACGCGTATCTCTCCGGCAACGTCAAGGAGAAGTTGGCTGAAGCTGAGGCCGCGGCGAAGGCGGACGAATCACTGGCGGTCAATATCGAGGCGCTGAGGGCCGTGCTGCCCGAAGACATCAAGCCGACCGAAGTGGACTACCGACTCGGCGCCGGCTGGATTGACCCCGAGGTCTACGAGGACTTCATCGCGCACTTGCTCGAATGGGGGCATGCCACCGGCAATTCTCGGCCGGTGCGTGTGCGTTACGTCCCAGAGTTAGGCCTGTTCGGGCTGACCGATCGCTTCGGCGCCGGGCGGAAGGATGCCGGCAAGTGGAGCACGCGGGACATGAGCGCCGTGACGCTCGTCGACCACGCGATGAACAGCCGCATCCCCACGGTGCGGCGAACGGACCCAAACACGAAGAAGTCCTACGTGGACGCGCAGGCGACCGAGGCCGCGCGCGCGAAGCTCGACGCCATCAAGGTTGAGTTCAAGAAGTGGGTGCTGCGCGACACGGAGCTGGCGCAGCGGCTCACCGACATCTACAACCGCGACTTTAACAACTGGCGCCCGCGCACGTTCGACGGCTCGCACCTGGCCACGCTGCCTGGAATGGCCGTCATCGATCCGAACGTCGACCTGGACAAGCAGCTTCGGCCGCACCAGAAGAACGTCATCTGGCGCATCCTCCAGGAAGGCCGTGCGCTGATGGCTCACGAGGTCGGCGCCGGCAAGACCTACGCGATGATCGGCGCGGCAATGGAAATGCGCCGGCTCGGGCTCGCCAGAAAGCCGATGTTCGTGGTGCCGAACAACATCCTCCAGCAGTGGCGTGACGACATCCTGAAGATGTATCCGGGTGCCAAGGTGCTGATGGCCTCAGAGGACGACTTCAACCCGGCAAACCGCAAGCGCCTGGCTGCGCGCATTGCTACTGGCGATTGGGACGCCGTGCTGGTTCCGCAGTCCTCGTTCGGCAAGATCGGCATGAGTCACGAGGCGCAGCGGGCATTTATCCAGGAGCAGCTCGACATTCTGGAGGATTACATCAAGGACATGGTCCCCGCGGGCGGCAGGACCAGCAAGCGGGACCCTTCCGTCAAGCAGCTCGAAGCGGCGAAAGCGCGCCTCGAAGCGAAGCTCGAAAAGCTGGAGGCCGCGCTGGAGAAGGACACGTCGAGCGTGTCGTTCGAGATGTTGGGCGTCGACTTCCTGATGGTCGACGAGGCGCACGAATACAAGAACCTGTGGTTCCCAACGAAGATGTCGAATATCTCCGGCGTCGGCGGCACCGAGGCGGGCCGCGCGCAGGACATGTTCCTCAAGGTCCGGCACCTCCAGAAGCTCAATCGTGGCCGCGGCATCGTGATGGCTACTGGCACGCCCATTAGCAACACGGTGGGTGAGATGTTCACCATGCAGCGGTATTTGATGTTCGACGAGCTGGAGCGCATGGGCCTGGCGCACTTCGACGCTTGGGTCCAGCAATTCGCGGACGTGGTCACGAAAACCGAGTGGGCACCCACGGGTGGCTTCCGGCAGAAGTCGCGCCTGGGCACTTTCGTCAACGCGCCCGAGCTGCTGACGATGTGGCGGTCGATTGCCGACGTGCAGACCGCGGCCGACCTGAACCTGCCGACGCCGAAAATTAAAGGGGGGAAACAGCAGCAGGTCGCCCTGAAACCGTCCGACATCCAGCTTCGCTACATGGAATCACTCGTGGCGCGGATGAAGGCCATCAAGGACCGCAAGGTCGAGCCGAGCGAGGACAACCCGCTCAAGGTCACTGGCGATGCGAAGAAAGCCGCCATCGACATGCGACTTGTCTCGCCCGGCCTACCCGATGACCCAAACAACCGCGTCAACGATGCCGCGGAGCGCGTGTATCGCATCTACCAGGCGAACGACCACCGCAAGGGCACGCAGCTTGTGTTCCTCGACATGGGCACTCCGAAGCCGCAGCGGAAGAAGCTGCCGGTGAAGGCGAAGGACGACACGGTGGCGCCAGTGGAGGAGCCGGACGGCTTCGACGACTCGACGTTCAATCTCTACGACGACATCAAGAAGAAGCTGGTGATGCGCGGCATCCCCGCCGATCAGGTGGCGTTTATTCACGACGCAAAGACTCACGCCGACCGCAAGGTGCTGTTTCAGAAGATGCGCGAGGGCGAGATTCGCGTGTTGCTGGCGTCGTCGATGAAGGGCGGCGTGGGCATGAACGTGCAGCGACGGCTCGTGGCCCTGCACCATCTCGACGCGCCGTGGCGCCCGCTCGACATCGCGCAACGCAACGGCCGCATCCTCCGGCAGGGCAATCTGTTCTATGAGCAGGACCCAGAGGGCTTCGAGGTCGAGATTTACCACTACGTTACCGAGAAGCTGTTCGACGGCTACATCTGGCAGCTCATCGGGAACAAAGCGAAGTTCATCCAGCAGGTGATGACCGGCCGACTCAAGGGGCGGCAGTTCGCGGACGAGACCGGTGACGTGACACTGTCGCCAGACGAGGTGATCGCCTTGGCATCTGGCGACCCGCTCGTGATGGAGCGTGTGGAGGTCGACGCGAAGCTGCGCCGGCTTGAGGCCGTCCGCAACGAGTGGGAGCAGGAGCGGTGGGAGGCGCGGGCTCGCGTGGCCAACCTGCCAGGCCGCATCGAGCGCACGCGAAAGCTGGTCGAGAGCTACGAGGCCATCATCGCGAAGCGGGAGCAGCCGGAGGAGTTCGTCGGCACGGTCGGCACTGAATACAAGGAGCGTAAGGACGCCGGGGAGGCGCTCGTCGCGGCCGTCGACAAGCTGCCGACCGACGACCAGTGGCGAGACGTGGGCGAATATGCCGGCTTCACCATCAAGGCGGGCCGCTACGAAACGACGCGCGTCGATCAGAAAACCGGAGAACGCGCCAGTGGTCGCAAGGTGGCGCTCTGGATGGACGGCGAGGATTTTCCGTTCAACGTCTCGGAGTCGCCGGTTGGGACGATCAGGTCTATGGAGCTGGCTGCGGCTTCACAGCCAGACGCGAAGCTGGGGGCCGAGCGGGCGCACCTGGTCGACATGGAGAAGGAGCTGGGCCAGCTCCAACGCCGGCTTGGCGAGAAGTTCGACGAGGAGGACCAGTTCCAGGCACTGCTCGTTCGACAGCGGGAAATCCAGGAAGCCCTTGGCATCGGCAAGTCGGACGCGAACGCCACGGGTGAGGAGGGTGGAACCGCGGCGGAGGCGGATGCCGACGAGGACGGCGACGTGTCCGCAATGGCCGGCGCAAAGATTTACCCCCCACGCAGGCCGGCCGTTCCGGTGCAGCCGCGGGCCAAGGTCGTCAACATCGACCAGATGCGTCCGAGCGAGCTGGTGCAGTTCATCCGGCGCGAGTTCGGCACGCCGACACGCGTCGGCAGGTTCCGGCAGCGGGCGCTTGGTATCTACAAGCACATGGCGCAGGTCATCCGTGTGAAAACGGCGAATGACATGCCGACCGTCTTCCACGAGCTTGGCCACCACATTCAGATGTCGGTGCTGAAGCTCGACAAGCGTGCGTCGAAGGCGATGATGACCGAGCTGCGCGGCCTTGGTGGGCCGACGAGCCGCCAGAGTTACACCGTCGAACAACAGCTCGACGAAGGAACCGCGGAGTTCCTGCGCATCTGGTTTGAGGAAGGGGACCAAATGGTCCAGGCGTTGGCCCCGAACTTCTACGCTGAGTTCATGGCCAAGGTGAAAGGTGTCCCGCTCGTCTGGCGTGCGCTCCAGGAAGCGCAGCGGCAGTGGCAGGGACACGCCGACCTGGACCCGCACGAACGCGGCAAGGCCCGCATCGACTTCGACGGCAAGGGCGGGCGCGCCGATGACATCTCGACGACGCTGAAGGCGCAACGCGCCACCATAGACGACCTTGTCTACCTCGATCACGCCGTGAAGGCGATGGCGAAGGGCCAGCCGATCGACCTGACGCAGAACGCCTACGCTCTGGCGCGCCTTGCGCGCGGCGCTGTCGCCAAGGCGATGGGATTCATCGAGCACGGCGTGCGCCGCAATGACGGGCGGTTCATCGGCACGAGCCTCGCCGCGGCCATCAAGGACATTGAGCCTGGCGAGCTGGAGGACTTCGCGACGTATCTCGTCGCCTCGCGCGTGCCTGAGCTGCACCGCCGGGGTGTCACGAATACGGCGATGAACCTGGCCGAGGCGCGCGGCACGCTCCAGAAGTTTGCCGGCAACCAGCGTTTCGAGGACGCGCGCGACGCGGTCTACGCGTTCCAGTCGGCCATGCTCGATTACGCTGAGGAGCAGCGCCTGATTTCGAGCAGGCAGCGCCAGGCGATGGAGGACGCGAATCAGCACTACGTGCCGTTCGAGCGCGTCATGGACGGCTTCAGCGGCGGCTCGCACAGCGCGAAGAACGCGCTGGCGAACCAGGGCAGCCCCTTCAAGCGCATCCGCGGTTCTGGGCGCGACATCGTCAACCCGCTGGAAACCATCATCAAGAACGCGCACCTGCTCGTCCAGGTGGCTGAACAGAACAGGGCGGCGCTCGCGCTCGTCGACCTAGCCAACCAGAGCGCCGGCAGCGGCCGATTCCTGGACCGCATCCCGGAGCAGAAGGTTCCAGTTACGTTCAGCCTGGAACACGTCGAGGACGCAGTGCTGAAGCAGCTCGGGAAGGCTGGCGTCGACGTGCCGAGCAACTTCGACCTGAAGGGCGTGACGACGATTTTCACGCCGGCCATGCTGCCGAGCGGCAAGAGCGGCATCGTCACGGTGCTGCGCGACGGCAAGCGAGAGTGGTATCAGGTCAATGACCCCGCGCTCTATGCGGCCATCGTCGACATCGGCCCGAAAGCCGCGACGTGGGCGTGGGCGTTCACTGCGCCCGCGCAGCTCCTGCGCGCGACCGCGACCGGCACGCTTGGCTTCATCGCGCGCAATCCGATCCGCGACACGTTTACGGCCTACGCGCAGAGCCGCTACGGCTTTCGCCCGTTTGTCGACACCGTCGTTGGCCTGGCAAACGTGCTTGGCAAGACCGAGCTGTATCAGCAGTTCCTCGCCTCTGGCGCCGGCCACTCGACGTTGGTGGCGCGCGACCGGCAGAGCGTTCGGCGCGAGATTCGGAAGCTGTCAGGGGCGAAGGCGGAGTCGTTCCGCGCGCGGATGTTCGACACGGTGCGGACGCCGTTCGAGCTGCTTCAGGCGCTGTCTGAGGTGATGGAGCACTCGACGCGCCTTGGCGAGTTCCGCCTGGGCGTAATGAAGGAGACCGCGGCTGGCACGGCGCCCGACGAGGCCATGGCGCGCGCGGCCCTGGCGGCACGCGATGTGACAGTCGATTTCGCGCGCGCTGGCACGCAAGGCCGAAGCTGGAACGAAATCGTTCCGTTCCTCAACGCGCGCGTGCAGGGTTACGACCGTGCGGTGCAGACGGCTCGCGAGCGGCCGGCGACGTTCGCGCTTCGCGCGGCAGCGTCTGTGACCGCACTCTCGGTGCTGACCTGGGTGCTCAACGCCGACGACGAGGAATACGAGAAGATTCCCGAGTGGGAGAAGAACACCTACTGGCATATTCCAGTGCCCTACACGGAGAGCGGCTTCATCCGGCTCCCGAAGCCGTTTGAAATCGGCACACTGTTCGGCACGCTGCCCGAAGCGTTCCTCGACTACGCCTACGGCAAAGACCCCGAAGGCATCAAGGCGCGGCTGCGCCAGGCATTCCCGTTCCTGAACTACGACAACCCGCTCGACGGCGTGCTGGAGGTTATTGGCGCCGGGATGCCGACGCTGTTCCTGCCGGCATTCGAGGTCATGGCGAACTACGACACGTTCAGGGACCGCAACATCATCTCGCCCTACGAGCTGGACCAGGAGGCGGAACTGCTCGCGAATCGCTGGACGAGCGGCACGGCGATCTGGCTCGGCAAGGCGCTCAACTACCCGCCCGCGAAGATAGACCACCTGATTTATGGCTACACGGCCGGCATGGGTCGCGGAATTGTCAAGGGCATTGACACGGTCGCCTCACTGCTCGGGCTCACGGAACGTCGCTTGCCTGCACCGGACCTAGATGACGCGCCGCTAGTTGGCACCTTCTACCGCTCCAGGACGACGAGTGACGTGCCGGCGCTTCAGCGGCTCTACGAGCTGGAGCGGAAGGCTCGCGGCGCCGTCGCCAGCCGCAACGCGTTCGAGCGCCGTGGCGAGCCGGAGAAGGCTGCCGCGGTCGAAGACGAGCACGCCGAGCTGCTCAACGCCGTGCCAGGCTACCGCGCGGCGCTGCGCGAGATTCGTGAAGTGCGTGGCCAGATCGACGCGCTCTTTGCCGACACCACGATGGGGCCGGTCGAGAAGCGGGACGCGATGAACGAGCTGCATCGCGAGATTGAAGCGATTGCCGCGGACGCGCTCGGGGTGAGCGCGGGCGAGAAACAACCGGTGCCATTCCTGGGCAGGCTGCCCGTCGTGCCACGCCGATGAACATCGATTGGACTCTGAGCATCAGCGACCTCCTCCTTGTCGGCGGAGGCATCATCGCCTTCATCAAGATGTCCATGAGCTTCCGCGATGCGATTCGCGACCTAACCAAGGCGGTCGGCTCGAAGAACCCGCCAGAGGGTCTCCTAGGTGACATGGAGCACACCAAGGCCGCTGTGTCGCGTCACAACGATTGGCTAGTGGAGCTTCGAGCGAAGTTCGGCGCCAATGAGTGACCTACTCCGTCACTAGCCCGTCAGAGCATTTGAGCTGGAAGGAGATGGCCTGTCGCGACGGCACGCCATATCCGGCTGAATGGGAAAAGCGCGCACTGATTCTCGGGCGCGCGTTCGAGGCGATTCGGGCCGAGTGCGGCGGCAAGCCGATCAAGGTGCTGTCCGCGTATCGGCCGAAGACCTACAACTTCCGCGTCGGTGGCATGCGCGCCTCGCAGCACATCGAAGGCCGCGCGCTTGACCTGCGGCCACCGGCTGGTTGTCCGTCTACCAGTTCCATGAGCGCATCAAGGCACTGGCGAAGGCGAGGCCTGACCTACAGATACGCGGCATAGGTCTCTACGACTCGTTCGTCCACATCGACATTCGGCCAGGCACTCGAATCGCGCAGTGGTCCGGCACGCGCCAGGCCGCGGAGGTCAGAAAATGAGCTTCAAGCAGTGGGCGGCGATGGTCGGCCAAGCGGCGGTCCAGGGTGCGCTTGTCGCGCTCTCGGGCATGCTCGCATCCGGGCACGCCATGTCGGTGAAGGAAATGGCTGCCGTGGCGGGGTCAGGCGCGCTCGTCGCGGCAGCAAATCACGTTCGCAAAAGCCCCTCAACGGATGAGGCGGCTCGATAGTGGCCTGCTGCAACTGTTGACGCGGTTGAGGTAGTGGAACCGAGCCCTGTTTTGACATAGTTTGAGCCTCCAGGATTTCACTACCCCGCACTGCCCCGAGGCAGCCCAAGCCGCCCGAATTTCTAGTAATTTGCCTAGAAATTACCAGCCGTGCCATTATCCGCGGCGTCCCCGGAAGGCTCCCGCGAATCCCACGCGGACCCGGCGAGACGACCGACAAGCGACCGGGTTTGTAATTACTAAGTCTGTTAGACTCTCAGCCGGAGGCCTGTCCGGTTGGGGGAAGGGGCGACCCGTGACTCAGCGATATCTGACGTATCCCCAAGCGGCCATGTATATGGGCATCACCGAGAAGGCTCTGCGGCATCGGGTTGGGCGTCGGTCCATCCCGTTCATCAAGGAGGGCCGGAGGGTGCTGTTCGATATACGCCTCCTCGACAAGCACATGGCATCCCGCCGTGTGATGACTCGTCGCGAGGAGAAGCAGCAGCATGGACAAGAAGCAACTGCGTAAACGCAAGCGCGTTCGCGAAAACATGTTCTTGCGGGACGGTATCTGGTATTTCCGCAAGGTCGTCACCGATGCCAACGGCATCAAGCGCCGGAAGGCCATCTCGACGAAGCAGAAGGACTACGAACTGGCCAAGGTCGCCGCGACCGAGCTGGAGTCGAAGGCCAACAAAGGCGAGCTGGACACGTTTATCGAGAAGAAGAAGGTGGCTGCGCGGCCCGATGCCCGCTACGCCACGTTCGCGCAGGTCTACATCGACGAGGTATCGACATTCAAGCGATACAAGAACGCACTCGACAACGACAAGGCCCGCATCGCGCCGTCCATGGCGTTCTTTGGGGATGTGTCGCTGGCCGACATCACCTCAGAGCGATGCCGAGACTTTGTGCGGCATCTCAGGGCGCTCAAGAGCGACCGCGGCACACCATACCGGCCGAACGTCGTCATCAACTACGTCTACGCAACCAGGATGGTCATCGCGGAGGCGATCCGGCGCAAGCTGCTGACGCAGGACCCGTGGGTGAACGTGAACCTGCGCCAGGAGCTGCCTCGCCCGACGACGCGGAGCCGCGTGGTGTCCCTGGACGAACAGCGCCGGTTTCTGGCAGACGCCGGGGACGAAGCGCGGCGCGCCTTCATCGTCATGGTGGGGTCAGGGCTACGGCTCGACGAGCTGCTCAATCTCGAAGCCAGGCACTGCGACTTCGATGAGTTCCGGATCGTGCTGACCGGCGACATCGTCAAGGGGAAGGACCGCTACAACCGCGAACGCGACGTGGTCGCCCGCGAGATCCCGATGCAGCCGGCCGTCGTTCAGGCTCTGAAAGAGCAGATGGACGCGCGCGCCGCCGGCATTGGCGATTACAACAGGCGTCGCAGTGGCCCATGGTTGTGGAACATGACGCGCTCTGCGCTGATGGAGCGGTTCGGGCGGGCCATTGAAAAGGCCGGTATCCCGCACTTCACGCAGCACGATTGCCGGCGCACGTTCGCGACCAGGTGCGCCGAGGCTGGCGTCAAGCCGCACAAGCTCCAGGCCTGGCTCGGTCACGGCGACATCAGCACGACGATGAAGTTCTACGTTCACGAGCAGCGCAAGGAGAGCCGCGCCGAGATGCTGCGCCTGGACATTGGGCTGCCGGATGCTCCGGTGCCGATTGCGATGCGGAGGAAGGCGGTGGGAGACTAGAGTCGTCGCGCGTGGCTACAGCAGTGGCCACACCTGAGAAATTCCGCTAATTCCGGCCTGAATCACTGCTACTGTCTTGTTGCCTGTCAACGATTGACAGGGCGGTGATTCGGGACCGGATTCAGCCGGTTTTCGCGCGACCTCCTCAGTAACTCCCGCCCAGGTTCGACGACTCCAAAACCCAAGAGGACCCGAGCCAACCCGCTCGGTTCCTCATTGCCCCGGTCGGTTTGGCTACACAAATGGCTACACCCCGCGACCGGAGGGACAGGTGTAGCCATTCCAAGAGACGGAGTGCGCACGATGGAGAACCACGAGGAGAACCAGACCCCAATCGAGCCGACGCCCGAGGCGCTGCTGCAAGCGCCGGATGCGACGGCGGTGCTCGACCAGTTCAACAACCTGGTCGACGAGCTGGAGGAGGCCGAGCAGCGGCTGGCCGAGAAGAACGAGACCCTGGACGCGGCGAAGTCGGCCGCGAAGGAAGCCCAGGCCGAGGTCAACCAGATCCTCATCGCCCTGCGCGGCAAGGCCCGCGAGATGCGCCGTGGACCCCAGGAGCTGCCGTTGTTCGACGGCGGTGTGCAGTAGGTGCTTGCCGCGCTGGCGGCGGCGGTCAAGCGATGGTGGGCTGTGAGGCCCACCATCGTCGAACAGAAACGACAGGCGTGGGGGAGGAACTGATGCCGAGCTGGAAAACCGCATTCGGGAGCACGTTGAAGACGGAGGACTTGCAGGGCAGGCCGGTGCGCGCCGTTGTCGAGTCGGTGGACTTCGAGGAAATCGGCCAGGAGAAGGAACGGAAACTCGTCATGCACCTGGTCGGCAAGGACAAGACCCTGGTGATGAACAAGACCAAGGCCGAGGCGATGGAGGCCATCACCGGAACGGACGACTACGAGCAGTGGGCCGGCCACCAAATCGTGCTCGCGCCAGGCACGACCAAGTATCAGGGCAAGACGGTCGGCTGCATCGACATCCGCGCGCCGCGCGCGACAGCTCCGGCCCCTGCCCCCGCGCCGGCCCCGCGCCGGCAGGTGGAGCTACCCGGCGACGAGGAGCCGCCCATCACCGACGACGACATCCCGTTCTAGGCGAGGCCAACGATGCTGCCAGTCATCGCTGACTTGGAGACCATCGCCCACCCGGAGGCGGCAGCGTATCTGCCGCCTCCGGAACTGGAATACCTGACGGCGCCGAAGAACTACACCAAGCCCGAGACCATCGAGCAGTGGAAGGTCGACGAGAAGGCGCGGCGCATCAAGCAGTGGGAGGACGACCTGGAACGGTGCGCCCTTGACCCGGACCTGAATCGCATTGTGGCTATCGGCTACATGCGTCCACGGGACGAGGACGTAACAGTCATCACCTGCCAAAACGAGATCCAGGAGCGCGCGGCGCTGGAGCAGTTCTGGACCGAAGCCAAGCAGGCGATGCTCATCGGCTACAACTTCGCTGGCTTTGACGCCCCGACGCTAATGCGGCGGTCACTGCTGCTCGGCGTCAAGGCCCCAGGCCTCTACCTCTCGAAATACAAGCACCCGTCCGTCGTGGACGTGATGAAGATCCTGAGCTTCGACAACCTGCTCACTTTCCGCAAGCAGTCGTTCTACCTCAAGCGGTTCGGGCTGGACGTGCCGAAGGACGATCTGACCGGTGCCGACATCGCCCTGGCCGTCCACGAGGGCCGGTGGGACGCCATCGAGCATCACGTGCGCTGCGACGTGCTCGGCACGCGCGCGCTCGCGGCCCACATCGGGCTCATCCCGAAGCGCGAGCCGGTGCCAGAGGCGGTGCGGTAGTGCCGTGGGCGCGCCTCGACGACAAGGCCATCACGAATCGGAAGCTGCGCAAGCTGTCGTCGGACGGGTTCCGCGTGTGGGTGCTCGGCCTGGTGCATTGCGCACAAGAGCTGACGGACGGGTTCATCGCTAGTGACGTGCTGGAGATGTTCCCGCTCCGCGACAAGGCACTTGCCGCTGCCGTGGCGGAGCTGACCACGGCGCAGGTGGCCGGCAAAGCCGCGCTCTGGTCCGAGACCGGAGGCGGCTACCAAGTCCACGACTACCTGCAATGGAACCAGTCCCGCGCTGAAGTGGAAGCGGAGCGGAAGCGGAAACGTGCCAACAAGGAGTCGTGGAAGAACCGGCGCGGAACCGGTTCCGAACCAGCCGGGAATCATGGACCATCCCATAACCATAACCATGACCATGTAGAACAAGCTCCTACGGAGCTGGCGCCTTCGGCGCCGAAGCTCCGAAAGGCTGACAAGGAACCGGATTCTCCGGTGCAACGGCTCCTGCGTCGCTACGCCGAGCTACTCGCCACGAACATCGGCCAGGAGAAACCAGAGTTCAACTGGCCGAAGGCCGGAACCATTTTCAAGAGGCTGCTCGACGGCCGCGATGAGGCGCTTGTGCGCGCGGCCTTGGAGCGGTTCATGGCCGACCGGAGCGAGTTCTGCGTCGAGGCGGCGTGGACCCTCGGCGTGTTCTCGGCCCGATTCAACAGCTACATCTCAAACGCGGTCCCCGCACCGAAGCGCAAGGCGAACAGTGCGGCCACTGGCGTCACTGACGACTGGAGCGAGTTCTGATGGAGGCCGCGCAGAGCATCCGCAAGCTCGTCGAGCAGAAGCTGGCGGCGCGCCGCGTCGAGGTCCCGCAGGGTCAGGACGCATCGTTCCGCTGCGTCGTCTGCGAGGACACGGGGTGGGAGCGGTATCGAGACAACGCCGGCCGGTTATGGGCGCGTGTCTGCCCATGCCGGGCCTCGCTGCCGGTGCAGATGGTGAACTGCCCCGAGGAGTTCCGAAGCATCGGCCTAGACGCCATCGAGCGCCACAACGGGAACACCGAGCAGCTCGCGCAGCTTCAGCGGTGGATTCCACGCGGGCGCGACCTGTATCTGCACGGCGGGACCGGCCGCGGGAAGACAATGACCGCGTGCGCGCTCGTGAACGAGCTGCGAAAACCGGCGCGCTTCGAGGTCGTCGATACGCTGCTGCGCGAGCTGGTGCAGCAGGACGAGGAGGGCGAGCGGTGGAACACGCTCCGCAACGTGCCCGTGCTCGTGCTCGACGACATCGGAGTGGCGGATACCGATTGGGGCCGGCGCACGCTGACGACCGTCTACGCGGAGCGCCTGGCGCGCAACAGGCGAACCATCTTCACCAGCAATAAGACCGTTGGCGAACTCGTCAAGCTGTGGGACGACCAGCGGCTTGGATCGCGCATCGTTGGCGCGGCCGACATCGTTCAACTCGAAGGACCCGACTACAGGAGGCGACGTGGCTGAGATTCATCCGCTCGGAGACCGTATCAAGGTGCTGCCCCTACTGCCGCAGGATAAATCGAAGGGCGGCATCATCATCCCGGAGGCCGCGAAGGACCGGCCTGTCGAGGGCTTGGTTCTGGCTGTTGGGCGCGGCAAGCTCCTCGAGAGTGGGGCCATTGTCCCCATCGAGGTCGAAGTAGGCGACGTGGTGCAGTTCGGCCGCTACGCCGGCATCCACGTGCCCGATGAAGACCTGGGCCTGGATATCATCCTGATGCGCGACGAGGAGTGCCTGGGTCGGAAGCTCAAGTCGGAGCTGACGCACCCACTACCAGGCGATCCGCGCCTGGCGGCTGAGGTTGAAGCGAGAGGTAAGGCCTACATCGAAGCGATGCGGCACGAGCTGCTTGAAGAAGTGAAGTGAACTTCGGCGTGCTCTGTCGCGCGTTCGGGCTACCCGAGCCCGTGACAGAGCACGTGTTCGCTCGCCCGCGCCACTGGCGGTTCGACTACGCCTGGGTGGAACAGAAGGTGGCGCTGGAGGTCGAGGGCGCGGTCTGGACAGGGGGCCGGCACACACGCGGCGCCGGCTTCCTGAGGGATATGGAGAAATACAACACCGCCACGGTCTTGGGTTGGCGCGTGCTGCGCTGCACGCCTAAGACGTTGGCGGCTCCAGAGACGTTCGGCTTACTCCAATCTGTGTTGCGGCCTAGTGTCGAGCCGTAGGTTCCACGTTCCACATAGGCCTCTACTCTTTCGGCGGCAACTGTGCGAGCAGCTTGCGCCCTAGTTCTGCGAGTCGCTCGCAGTGCCGCACGAATCCCTCAATTGCCTTGCGCTGGTCGGCTGGCGCGACGACGCCTGACTCGGGGTCGGCAAGTCCGAACAGGTAGATGTTGGCCTGGATGGAGGCGACGACAGCCTCGCGAGAGTAGACCGATTGGCGCGGCTCGTCCTTCTCGGCGCGCTTCTCGCCCTTCCGTTGTAGTTCGATGTCCTTGGCCTGGCGGCGCTCCTCGTTGCTCATGTCGTTGCTCCCGTGTCCGGCTGCGGCGGCTCGGCCGGCTTGTTGTGGGCCTCGATCTCGTGGATGCTGTAGCGGTTCTTGGTCCAGAGGATACCCTGGAGAAACCCGAGCTGGTGGGCGATGCGCAGGCTTTTGTCTGTGTAGGCGGCGAACGCCTCCTCGTAGTCAATACCAGCGCGCGAGAGGGCTGGCAGTTCCGCGAGCAGTGCCCGTATCTGCGGCACCATTTGCTTGGCGTAATGGAGAGGCCCGAGCCTGGCGTCGGCCAGCTCGCGTTCGTAGATGTCGAGCACTTCGCGAATCCTGTCGTCAGTCACTGTTTGGCTCCCGCGTGCTGGCGTTGATGTAGGCCTCTAGTAGCGCAATCACTCCAGCCTGGTGAAACCCCGATACTGTCGCGACGAAATACAACGCGGCCTCGTAGGCCGTTGCCAGTCGCCGCACGCCCGGATCTGCGATAGTCGCGGCGAGTGGCCTAACGTGGCGGTGGATACCAAGAAGGGCAGTGCTTGCCTGCGGCCCAATGCTCGGCGCACGCGTGTCCACGAGCCATTTCACAAACTGCGCGTAGGACTCGACGTCTTCCTCGGTCAATTCCATGCCTCCTCATCGGTGCCCTCGGCGGTGATTTTCACCAGCAGCGCCGTGCCGACAATCTGCTGCTGCGCCAACCTGGTGGCAAGCACATTGATGGCTGGCACGTCCCTAAGTAGTCCTTCCTCATCGACTACGAGCGCGTACCGAACGCCGCCGTGCGAGGAGAGGTAGACGACCTGGATGGACCCGCCGACGATGCCCTGCATCTGCTCCAACGTCAGCGGCCCCTGGACATGCTGCGCCGAGCCGTCTACGTCGATGCGCAGGGCCATTCAGTTCGCCTTTCCGCTTCCCGCGTCTGGCATCATGAAAATCTCTACGCGCCCGCCGAGCATCGTCACGAGCGTTGCGACAGCATCCTTGACGACATCGAGCGGCAGCCGCTCGGTCTCGATGACGTAGGCTGCGAGGAACATCAGCGCCCTGACGGTGGTGGGGTCTTTCGGGACCCCGCCAGCCTCCAGAATCCGCGCCATCCACAGCGACCGCTGCTTAGCGGCGGCAATCTCCTGACTGGTCAATGCGTGTTCCTGTCGATGAACTCGCGCATGGCCTTCACCATGTTCGTCGCGATTGGCGTTGCTGATATAGAACAAGGCCCCCTCCGGCATCTCGAACAGCATCAGGGCGAACCCGAGCCCTGCCGGCAGCTTCGCCCTGAGGTCGTCCGCAATCGCACGCAGAGCTGCTTCTAGTTCAGGGTTACGGACGTTGTAGCTCATACGACCTGTCCACGTTTCGCCAGCCACGCCTCGCATTCGAGCTTCGCGCGTTCGAGGTCGAAGTAATAGCGAGGCCACATGTCATGGCCGTCTAGGTCGCGCGCCAGGTTGCCATTGGCCGCGATCTTGGCGATGTAGTTCCCACGGTCGCAGTAGCGCGGGCGTTGCTCGATCCAGATGCGGCACTCTTTCCCGTCGATGTATGCGACGCCCCAATCCGCGTTCTCATCGGCCTGCCACGTCATCGCCCGGACCCTCTCCGCTCCAGCTCACGCTCGATAAGCGCGATGCGTCTGTTCATGAACGCCATTGACCGCTCGAACCGTTGCTCAATCGCCGCCTTGTCGCCCTCGAATGCGCCGCGCGCCCTTACGAGCTGGTCGGTGGTCATCCGACCGTAGAGCGCCATCGCGTCGATGTCGTCGCCATCCTCGTGCTGCTCCATAGCCGGTCCTTGTTGGCGGGGGCGGCGGGAATCGAACCCGCGAATCTGAGGCTGAAGGACCCCAGGTGTTCACCACTTCACCACGCCCCACAGTGGCTATCTGTCCCCAAACACGTCTGGCCCGAAAGCCGTAAATACCTCTTTCGCCTTGGCGACCTTTGCCTCAAGGTCTGCGTTCTTCGCTTCCAGCTCCCCGATGTAGCTGCGGCACGCTTGCAATTCCGCGATTGCGTTGTCGATGCGCGTCAGGACCAGGAGACGTTCTGGCGTGGCGCTCGCCGGCCGCGTAGTGAGCCGTAGGTCGCGTTTCGCGATCCGGATGGCCTGCGCTATCGAGCCGACCGTTGTGCCCAGGCCCTCACGTTGTGCGATACGGAACAGATGCCGCGAGGCCTCGGCCACGCCTATCAGCGGTTGCTCCTTGAGTAATTCCGGGTAGTGCTTTGTCACGAACCCTTTAAGGCTGCCGCGCGCGGCGATTTTCCGTTGCTGCTCCTGTTGCTCCTGCTCGCGAATCTCGGACGGGCTCAGGCCAGACGCCAAGCGCGGCCGGTTTGCCGGTGGCAACAGGTTCACCAGCGTCTCCGCGACAGCGTCTTCGGAGTCCCGCATGAGATAGGCGAGCCGCCGCTTCTTTAAAACCTCGTGGATGCTCGTGAAGATGTCGCGGTCGAGCCGTTTGCCGTGGCCGAACACGGCGGCACGCGTGTTCGATGGAATAGCGCCGTCAACCATCTTGGCGTTGAGTTTCCATGCCTCGATGGGCAGCACGAGAGGGTGCGTCTGGTAGAGCGTCGGCAGCTCGGCGCCCTCGCCCAAGAACACGGCGATGACGCCGCCGTTCGATAGATCGGGCCGCTCGCGTTGAACTGGAACGGGCATCGCTCTTACGCCTCCCCGATGATGGCCTTGAGCCGTTCTTTGACCCGCACGTTCACGATGGCGTCAATGGTGGCGTAGTCGCGCAGGATGCGCTCCTTCAGCAGCTCCAGGCCGACGATGGCCTCGTTGACCATCTGCACGCAGTCCTTGACGATGGGGTGTTCGGCGCTGAGGCTGTGAATCTGCGCGAGCGGTTCCGCGACCGGGGTAGTGGCTTCAGGCGCGGCAGGCGGGGCCTGTGCGGCCGGCGGCGGGGTCATACGAGCAAGTTCGCGGGCCTTTACGAACGCCTGCATGATGGCTGGCTGGCTGGAGAGGATGCCGACGTGGCGCGCCTCGGCCAGAATCGCGTCGCGGTTGGAGATCCGTTTCGGGACGGCGTGGACGCCCCCGTAGTGATGCTCGCACCACTCGCGCGCGAACTGGAATGTTGCGCCTCGTGGTGCGTCCTGGCCCTTCTTCATCTCGACTCGCGTGTAGTAGCCGCCGTGCAGGCCCTTCACTTTGCCCTCTGGCACCTGCTCGACGACGACAGGCGTGTGTGGCTCCACCCTGTCGTAGTCGATGCCGTCGCTTTCGTGCGCCTTCACCTTGTCAGCCGACACGATCTTTGCCTCCGTCAGAATCTTCCGCAGCTCGCCCGTTGAGTGATGCACAGGCAGGCAATGGACGCCGCGCTTGTTGGCCAGCTTCCGAAAGTGGTCCTGCGTTCGATGCGAGGCCCACCGCGTAAAGAGCACTAGTCGCGTATTCGGCGGGATCTCCCTCGTATCGCTGCCACGGTCGGCCTTGACGTCGTAAAACTCCAGGCGCGGGTGCGTTAGGAGGTCTTGGCCAACGCTGTCAGGCTGGATGCCGACCACGAGAATCTTGCCGCCTTGGCTGGCGACGTTGCGTGCGAGTGCTATCTGCGATTGCAGAACGTCTGGTTGCATGGGCCTAAAGCTCTCCCTTCAGGACGGTCTTCTTCTGACCGTTTGGCTGTGGTGGTTTGGTGTTCACATACCAGCGATACCGGTCGGTCGGCTCGGAGCGCGGCTTCGAGAGAATGCGCCGCGACCGGAGCAGGGTGGTGGTGAGGTTCTGTGGCTGGAATCCGCGCTGCCGTAGACGGGCGTCGAGCGCGGCCGTGCTGAGCGTGTCGGGCTCGACGGCGCGCAGCTCCTCGAAGGCAGCAGCTTCGATGCTGCGGTATTCGGTCGTCGGCTGGCTCGTTTTGCGTCCTCGCCATGTCATTGGTGCATGGCGAGCGATGGGCAGGGCTGCCCGGCTGAACTATTGGCCTGGACTATGCAGAGAGAGAGAGAGAGAGAGAGAGAGGCGCCGCTACCGAGCTGCCTTGCCGTTCCTCTTGCGACCCGTTGGGTCATCCTCTGCTCCACGTGGCGGCAGGCCGCGCCAGCGACACG